AACCGGAGTGATCATAGAACAAGGTAAAGTTGTAGAGAGAATTCTAAACGATGTAACGATTGGAGAATATGATATTGTGATCTCTAATGCACCGTACGGACCAACAGAAAGAGAAATGGAATTTGTCAAACTGGTGGATTTAATGAAGTTTGCTATTACAATCAATCCACAATTTGCAACTAAGATGTTCCCGGTGATGGTGAAGGCAAGCGATAGTTCATATCGGACCGAAGTATTAGAAGCACTTGATATGATGGATGATCAGAAAGGGGATAAAGAAGCTCAGGCACAAACAGCTATGTTGGCTCTTCAACAGGCATTCCAGAAACTAGAACTTGATAAAGGGAGCGCTGAATTACAAAATCAAATGATACAGAACCAACAAGATCAGGTAGAAACCGAAGGCAAGGTATTGGATAACACACAAAAGAAAATCAATCTTCAGTTAGAAGCACACGGAAAAATGCTTGATAATGAGAAGAAAAATTACGATTTTCAAGTAGCACAAAAATCCCAACAAGACGCACTCAATGGAATGATAGTTCACAGCAGGGCAGCTAATGGATAAAGTGGATTGGGAAAAACTTAAACAAGCACAAAGAGATCATAATAACATGATTGGTTTTATGCTTCATTGTCAGACTTGGGATCTCATACATCTGCGAGATCGAAAAATTCCTACTTATACTGTCAAAAGCAAAATAATTCTATCACACATTGAATATATAATGAATTAAATATAGCGGGTTGCATGTAATTGGTAACAGGCTTGGCTCATAACCAAGTAATTGTGGGTTCAATTCCCTCACCCGCCACAAACTATAGAAGGGCAATTTGAAATTTACAATACCAGAATTGAATAAGAATCTCGATCAGTTCTACAAAGACAGTCCACCCTATAAGTGTCCGTTCCAAATTATGCCCGAAGTTGCAGAAATATTTATGGAGTTAGATTTCTTCCTTATCAGCAACCCATATCCTTTTTATCAGCACGATATAATATACTATAAAACAACAGTTGGATTTGTGCAACTATTTCTAAACTAATATGACAAAATACGATCAATTTAAGTGCTGGATAAAGTACAGACTGTTTCACAAGAAACGTACGTTAAAGCAGACGCAAGAGTTTTGGAATAAAGCCGAGGGTGATAATTGGAATAAGTATAAAGAAGGGATAGGAAAAAGTAAGTTCTTCCATAATTTAATTGCGTTTATTCCTCTGTCAAAACACACAAGGATTTTAGAACTTGGATGTAATGTTGGTAGAAATCTTAATTATTTAAGGTCTAAGGGATTCACAAATTTGACTGGGATAGAATTAAACTCGGAAGCCGTTAAGAACTCTTTGAAAGGATTCAAGATATTCAATAGTTCGATAGAGGACTACCTTAGAAATTTTGAAAACAAATATGATTTGATTTTTACAATGGCCGCATTAGAACACTTACCACAAGAAAGCGAATGGATATTTGCAGAGATGGTCAAGAGAGCAAAACACATTATCACGATTGAGGACGAGCACTCATTAAATAAAATATGTTTCCCGCGAAACTATAAAAAGATTTTTGAAAGTTTAGGGATGAAGCAGATATATGAATGTGATTGTGAGGGTGTTCATCCAACACTAACCAAAAATTTTAGAGCAAGAGTATTCCAACATAAATAAAGGGTGGTTATGACAATCTATGAATTTTTCTTTCAGAGTTTTTGGCATTGGTTAGGTGCAACAATCTGGCTCTTGGTTATTATAGGATTCATTCAAAAGAGAATCTTCCCAAGAGTAGTAACCGGATGGGACAGATTTAGAGAGTTATTCAAACGGAATTTACAAAAAGAATTAAAGGTAAAACCATGAACCAATCCCAAGTAAGAGAAATAAAGAAAGCGAACCGAGAAGAAGCACTTGAAATGGCGCAAGATACTAAGACTAAATTATTAAAATTAATTTTCAGTATTGATGATCAGACCTTAGAAGCAAACGAATTCAACGTAATGTATCAGAGCGAATTTAACGCAACACTCACAAAGGTACAGATATGGCTCAATCGTTACATTGATAGCTACAACAGAGAAGCTGCCATTGATACAAGTAAGTTGCCAACAGTAACAGATGTTAAAACAATTCACGACGATAACCTAAAGATAGATTACCGGATAAACTACTTATCAAGCATTGCAGCGAGACTAATAAGTTATGGAGAAAAAGCAACTGACGGCGAACAAACACACTCAATTCTTAAAGCGCTTGACTACATCTACGAGTGCATTGGCTATTTGGAGTTAATGAAATAAACAGAGGAGAAAATGAGAAGTTATAGTAAAACAATAATATTGTTGTTTATAATGCTTGCGTTGTTGGTGGTACTTTTGTTCGTGCAGAGAAAAACAGACACAAGCATTTTTATTGTAACCGAGATAAAACCAGGTAATATGATGGCACTAAATTCTGAATACGACACATTATCTGTCAGTTGGACTATGCAAGGGAGTAAGGATTCGGTGAATTGGGTTTCAATAAATCCGTTTTCTAAAATGCAATATTACAAGATAAGAGTAGTAGGGGAACAACAGGTGTATAGGTTTAGCGAGAAATGATGAAATGAAGAAAGCAAAACTAATTGCTAGAATAAAGGATTTAGAAACTCAGATAAAGATGCTGATCGAGAAACCGGAATCTTTGGAAGCAAGAGTAATAAAATACCGCTATAATTTGACAAAAGAATTAGCAAAAATACTTTGGAGATAGCGAAATGAAAAAATTTTATGAAGATGAAGTTTATATCAAGATGTGTGAAGCTGCAAAAGAAATACAGAGAAAACGAAGTAATTGGGAAAAAGGAGAATTGATTTTAATTGCAGGGGATTATCTTCTATCCATAAGCGCAAATAAAGAAAAAAGATTATTGCAGTTGGTCGGACTAGAGTATGAGGGTAGAATACAACACCCTTTATCGGGTGTTGTTGTTCGGCTACCCCGCCAAGACCAACTACAAGAGATGTCTAATATGGATTGGATAGAGTATAATAAAAAATGCGTTGATTTTCCATTTGACATGAGAGAAATACATAGTGGCGATAAGATGCCATCAAAAGAAGAAACCGGATTGAGAGTAATTATGAAAGAGAAATTTAATAAAACTTGGGATGGTGAGGATTGGGTATGACAGAAACTCGATATTGGATTATTGCAGTTGTAACTTCACTTATGTTTTCCGGCTTGGGATATTTATTTGAGAAGGAGCCGGGATTAATTATCGGCTTATTTCCTTTCGTACTTGGTCTTTTTATGGGTATCATTGATAGAGGGCATACATGAACTATGTAGTAATGACGAAAGGGCAAATAAAGAAACTCGAAAAAGACAAAAGATTCAGAAAGATGCGGAAACCGAAAATCGAACACACTTTTACGGTTGAGAGAATCCATCATTTCTTTGAATGTCTCGCTGGTAAAAAAGGCAACATAGAAACAACCAAGAAAATTTTAGGAGTAAAATAAAGATGAAAGTATCAAAAGACTTTCTGCTGGTAGTCCTGGGTGTAATCACTTCCATATTCTTTGCTATATGGGTGGGAGATGTCTTCGCTGGTATGTTTATGCTACACATAATCTTAGTGGTTGATGTAATCCATGACAGACCTTAAAGAACTCACATCTTGGATAGAGAGTTTACCGAATACTCAGAAGCATAAAGTTCTTGAGTTCTTAGACTTGTTGAGAATATCTCATCAGTCAAGTTTAGTTGTAGGATTTTATGTAAGTGTAACACCACAGAGAGAAATAGTTTTTGACACACAGAAGTTAAGTTACGATTCCTTAAAAAAAATGGTTCTATAATTTTTCATAGTAGATATTTATAAATTTATTTTTATATTATGCACAAATAATTAAGTAGTAATCGGATAAGTTTAATAGACCCCGATCAGTTCCAGAAAAAGGAATTGGCTGGGGTTTTTTATTTTATGAAAACAACAAAACTACATAGGAGTTGACAGATGAAAAAGCTCAAATTATTCTCCCTCGTATTTCTTTTAATGATAATCCCACTTACCCTAAACGCCCAATGGACGAACAACGCACGTACACAAGTAAAAGGTGTTAGCGGTTTGGAATTGTCCTTCACTGGGACAATGGATACAACTGCGGGCACTTATGCGACACTCACTTCAAATTTGTTTGCACTGTCGGATTATGATGGTGTAACCGATCTTGAGTATTCGTATTATGTTGTTTGTGCTGCTGGTGCGCCAAAAGTTAAGATAACATTATTGCATAGTAACGAAACCACAACAGCATCTTCAATGATTGCGACAGTATTACAAGACAGTATAGAAACTGAAACCGAAACATTCACCTATAAAGCACTCCAAGGCATACGATCAAAATATTATAGACTAAAATTAGAATCAATCGCCGGCGGACGTGATGCGGCAGTATTTTCGCTCTATTTTACTCTTCCTAAGCGAGATTATTAAAAGTGAAATATTTTAATAATATCTAAAAGCGGAGAATAAAATGGCTACTAAAGAATTAAAAGAAAAGATGAAAAACGTCTTGACTGATGCTGTAAAAGCTGAGATCAAGAAAGATAAAGTCAGCAAAACCATAGATTCCGTAAGAATTGAAGATGGAATAATCACCGCGAATTTCTCGGTCCGGATGCCAAAAGAAGAAGGGAAAGAAGAGGAAAAACACGATATGGTAACGGTTGAATCATCTTATCAAAATTTTACAAAGAACTTCAAATCACCGGAAGAATTTAATTCTTTTGTTTGGGATGAGTTCTTCAATGACTTTAAGAAAGAATAACAATTACGAAAGTCTAAGAGACGAATGAAATCAAATTTACATAGGAGAGAAGGCAATGCTTACAAGAATTAGAAGAGGAGCAACAAACCGAAGGGGTGTATTGGTTGATGGTGAAATTTACGCCGACAAAACCAAAAAATGTTTTGTATTAATGATGGAGGGTGTAGCATACGAATTTACGCCGGACGTTTCTTTGTCCAATGTTTATTATGCTATACAAGACACTGAAACATACTATGACGACTTTTATGAGTTGAATTATAGAGAATATGCAGACGGGACTGTTAGTATTTATAATACCATTCAAGCTGCTATTGACGCTACAATGGCGAATAGAGGCGATCAGGTTATTGTTGTTGGTGAGTGGGCTATTACAACACCAATTCTATTAAATAAATGGGGAACAACTTTAAGAGGCGCAACCGATTGGAATAACGAAATGGGCGGAGGCAACTCAAACATTACCTGTACGGGTGACGCTGTTTCGGTAATCAATGTAACAAAAGCTAAAACTCATATTGAAAATTTAGTCCTTTATATGAACGGAACTGGAACTACAAAAGGGATCGAATACAGTTCAGCCGCACCTTCACAATCTTTAGTAAGAAATGTAGCCATTATAAAGAATGATGGGGATGATGCAGAAGGTCAGGGCATTAAGTTTACAACCGTTCCGACAAGATCAACTTTTTCAAATATCTTTATTTCCGGCAATACTACGGGAACAAAAAAATTAAACCAAGGAATCTTAGGCGCTTCTTATTCTTGTTTATTTAAGGACATCACAATAGGACGTACAGCTTACCAAGCGATTTATAATGTAGGAAGTTCAAACGATAAATATGAAAAAATAACTGTTCTGCCATCGTGTTCAGTAGGAACAGAGATAGGCGGAGTAGATGCAGCAAGTTCGGCAATGATAGACAGCCGTATTATGGCTGCAACACCCGGCGTAAGTTCATTAGCAATTTCACAATGTTTCACAACAGGGACAACAGCATATACAGGCACATAATTAAATAATCATTAACCGCGGAGAATATCGCTTAAAAGCGGTACTGCAAGGAGTAAAAATGCCAGAACGAGATTTTAACCAAATAATGGACGATCTGAAAGTTAGTGAAGACGAAAACATTGATAAAATCAGTGAAGTAGCGGATAACGCATCACCCGAAGAAGTAGAGGCACTCAAAGAGTTATTTGAAGAAGGCGACAAAGCAGATTCATCAAGCACCGACGAAAAGGATAATGCTGATGATAAAACCGATTTAGAGCCGGAAAAGAAAATAACCGATGAGGAAAAACCCAAAGATCAAGCGGAAGACGATAAGGAATTAGAGAAAGAGACAAAGGAAGAACCGGGAGAAGTTATTCCTCTCGATACTAAACCTATCACAATCTCCGATGATTATATTTCCAAGGCAGATGAGAAAGACCGTAATATTTTGCAAGCTATTAAGGGAGAAATGTTCTCACCTAAAGGATTGCAGAATTACATTAATGCACAACGTAAAATTGGAGAACTCGGTACAAAACTTGGTGAGCAATCCAAACAAACAGAAAAAGAAATTCCGGCTAAAATTGTACCGGAGACATTTCCTAAACAACAATTCACAGAAGAAGTTGAAAAACTTAAAGAAGTTGAGATCCTCAACAGACTAAGAAAATCTTTTCCCGATTTACCCGAAGATTTACAAGAAGCCAAAGAATACATTAATTCATTACCACAGAGTGACTTTTATAGGTATATGAAAAAAGAAGATTCTATGCGCGATGAAGTAGAACAAGACTTTAATAAAGCCGTTTATTATCAAGAGCATCAACCGGAAATCAATACTACTATTATCAAAAATGACATTGATAAAATTATAGCGGAATTAAAAGAAGATGGTATTGAAGATCCCGCAAAGTTCGGTTTGGATTTAACCATTATAAAAGACGCTAATGGTAAAAGTAATAATGCTTTATTACAAGAGTTGATTACTACTGATGGTAAAACTATGGATAAAAGCCTTGTAACATTTGTCGGTAATGTGCCAATATTTAACGAAGGAGCAATCTATAATAAATTCTTTGCTATTAAGCGCGGAGTTATTAGAGACATCATTCGTAAAAAAACTTCCATAGATTCCAGGAAAGAAGCATTTAATGAATTAAAGAAACATGGCGAAGACGCGAATAATACTGCTTCAGTGGAAAAAAGTGGTGGAGTTACCGGCAACAAATACAAAGGGAAAGATTTAGATAAAGTTGATGATTTGAACCCTTCTGAAGTAGAAGAGTTGAAGAGGGAGATGGAAAAAGAATAAATTTTATAACCCTCTACAGGAGAAATTTCAATGAATATGTTCGATAGCAATATCCGGGCGTATCGCAAGATTCTAGCTGCTGATCTAAAGTTCGCACCGTTTTATGGTGATTCTTTTTGGACGAGATATATGGGATTTGTTGGTTCAAAAGGGAACTATCCTCAATCAGTAGCATTAGGTTCAAGCGAAACCAAAAATTTAACACCCACCGGCAAACCTATTGAAGTCTTAACGAACTTCATGGACGAACCGGGTGATACAATGGAAATTCCATTGTTGAATCCACTTACTGATCAACCGTTGTATGATGTTCAGTTGCTCAGTAATGAAGAAGAACCAAAACTTACCTATATGTCAGTACATACTCACATCTTCAGGAAAGGTGTAGTTTTGAGAGATTCCAAAGTTAGTGAACAAGTATTAAAGAAAATCGCTAAGAAGTTGATGAGTAAATCACAGTCACAATTAAAAGATTATTTCCGAAGATTGATAGGGTATCAACCTTATCTTGCTCTTTTAGAGAAATATTCTCACAACATGACTACTGCAAAAGCTGTCTATGGCGGGTTAGGATTAACGGCTGTATTGCATCCTAATTTCTATGTTGCTGGTACAACCAAACCAACGTGGAGTGAAACAGCAGCTACTTATGCAACAAACGTAGCCAACGCTCTTACTACTCTTACTGATACTACCGATAAAAGAATGTCTGCTGAAATGGTGAAGAAGATGGTTCGCGAAGCATCAATTTCTTTGATCAGACCAGCAACAAATATTAACGGGACTTTGCTTTATGATATAGTTATGTCGGAAGCTGCTGCTTATGACTTATCAAAAGATGAAGAATTCAGAACAGCTTTTAATTACGCATATATGGGCGCACAAGAGAAATCTAAACTTCAATATGGTCAAATTGATGGTACTGTATTCTTCAATGCACTCATTCATGTTGATCAGAATATCCCAGATGCAAAGATTTCCGGTGATACAGGTTTTGATAGTTCCAAGACAGTTAGTTTTGGTAACTATAATACCTATATGGCAAATCCTTGCTCTTCAGGTAACAGAAAACTTGCCATTCTTTTTGGTGCAAGTGCTATTGGTTGCGGTTATGCTGCACCACTTTCATTTGAACAAGAAGATTGGGATTACAAATACAAATTAACCGAAGGTGCAGATATGTACATCGGTTTTGAACGACCGGACATTATTGATTATGATGGTAAATACGGGACAGCCGGTTATCTGCATAGAAATGCAAGTTCATTAGTCGTTGCTCATTGGGGCGATGATAACACAATAGCTTTTTAATTTCGTTAAATAAATTAGAGAGGTAAGAAATTATCTCTCTAAGTTTTTTTTACCTTGACAAAGGAGTTTCTACAATGGGACAAGGAACAAGATATAATAATAAACAAGTCCATGATGGCGAAGCTTGGCACGATAAATATGCAATCACCAATACTACTACTCTTGCTGGTTTAGATATTTTAATCTTAGCTGGTAATAACTCAGAAAAAGTTATTGGTTGGTGGGATAGTGCTACGGCTTTTTCAAGTGCAGCAAAAGGCCATTGCATTTATATGCAAAAAGGCGCAGTGATCTTTGACATCCAGGCTAAAGTTATCTGGATTAAAACCGCAGCTTCAGGTACTGATACTTGGGCTTATTCAGCAACAATGACATAATAATTAAGCGGGAGAAAATCCCGCTTATATTTCATAACATATTAATTTAGAGGATATTATGAGAATAGTATTAACTCAACCCGGTATCACAAAGTTTTTAGCTCGTAAAGGTGAACATGGAATAACAGAGGGAATAGACATTAATCTTATTGTTGGTGTTCCTTTCGAAGTCCCGGATGCACTTGCTAAAGAAAGAATAAAAGCAAGCCCAAATCTTTTCAGAGAAGCTACTTCCAAAGATGAAGAATTTGCTAAAAATTACCAGGCACAAAGAATTCAAGAATTAAAAGATCAAATCAAGTTGAAAGAAGAAGAAGTTGCTATTGCTCAGAAAGAAATTCAGTCATTAACTAAAAAAGTAGAAACCGGCAAAGTTGATGAAGATGAATTCAACGTAGCTAAATATCTCGATGAGAACGAACAACTTGATGCAGAGAAATTAGGTAAGCTCGAAAGACCTCAACTAATCGAAGTTGGCAAAGCATTAGAACTCGATTTCCCGAATAATGCACCAACGGTAAAATTAATTCAGTTGATTCTTGATGAAACTAAAGCATAAAAGAGGTATGACATCGCTACTGGAGATCGCACCAAAAAAATATACGGTAGAGTTTATCGTACCCTCACGAAACCAAAGGAATTAGACGTAAATAAGTTTCAGAGAGAAGAAATATACGACGAACTAAATGAAGCCGTAAAACAAGTAATGTTGCGTGTACCAATCGAAGCAGTAAAAACTATTGCTATGATTGCAAGCACAACAGACTATACGCTCATATCTTCTAATAGAGAAATATATGGCTCTATTCTTAGGTTCATTAGACCTTCGACTTGGGACTACGAGATCAAATTTGTTTATCCAAATCTATGGGATGAAATAGTCAATAGTGGTGAATTTGATGATTATACTAATCCTGTAAGAGCTACAATATTTGCTAACACATTAAAATTATATCCAGCCCCAACAGCAGTAGTAAATCTGATTATTCACGCTCAAATGAAAATGCCTTCAACCGATGCTTCGAATTCAGCAGATCCGGAAACGCCAGAAGATTTTGATTCGGCATTGGGAGATTGGATATTGTGGAAATTGTTGGGTGATGCAAGTTATTTCAATTCATTTTTAGAACAGATAAAAACAGTTGGTAATATTCATGGCTACAAGGGTTATCAAATCCAAAAGGGCAAGGTGATCTGGTAATGGCGAACAATCCTAAACTTGAAAGAATATCAGTTGAATTAGCAAAGATAATGAATGATGCCGTAACATCCGCGGATGTTGCAATCACAACCGGAGATCAGAATGGAGTAGTTTATTCTGCTCTTGCAAGAATGATGGCAATTAATAAAGCTATGTTCAAACTATTTAATGATGTTTGGTCAAAGTCTGGTGGCAATAAACAAATGTTCGCTGGTGTGTTCCCGGAGTTGGTAGTTTTGAGAGCAATTACTACAACAGCAAGTTCAACTTATGTTATTGCTACACCGAACTTAGATTATTTCCAATTACTTGATGCAGTTGTAAATAGCATTCAAGCCGAACCGATGCCTTCTCATCTTTATCTTACAGTAAAAAGTGGTAGGACTATACAAGCTAAAGGAAGTGCTACAATTCCAATGGTAGTTGAAATAGGCGGAACTATTTATATCTTACCGGATAATGCTGCATTCCAGAGTAAAGCGAGTGAGATTACTTTTATCAGACAACCATTAGATAAAACACAAGGATGTTTCTTATCAATGACGAATGGCAGTACAGGTGGGAATACTGAAGATTCACCATTTCTTGATCAATGGAACAGTACCATAGCAAAATATGCTGAAAATATTTTAAGGTATGAAGCAAAAGAGACGGAGTAAACGATGAACTCAAAAGATTGGACGTTAGCCGATGCTCTCGGTTTTTTGAGAGTATTAACTAATCAAATAGATGTTAGTAAAGTAGGAAGTAATTTTATTATAGATGCTTTACATTCTTCTTTATCAGAAGTTATGCAATATTTAAGCGTTGCTAAGATATTTGACTATGGGATAAAGACTACATTATCGGCATCTGTTTCGGGTGATTATGCAACTGCAAGTCTTACCGGATTTACAACTAACCCTGTGAACAAAATTGTTAAGATTGTTGATTCTGCTCAAGCGGTAGGTAAAAGACTTTGTGTTGAAGTTACTCAAGAACAATTTGATAATTTGAAAAATATTATTCAGAATACGACAGGCACAATTTTTTGGGCGAGAAATGGAAATGATATTAACCTTTATAGCGGTGATTTAACTATAAGTGCATCTTTAGAGTTTTGGTATATCGGTTACCCGAAGAAGATCACCACTACAACAGATTACTTTGAGATTAAAGATCCATACATGGGTTTGGTGCTTGCAAAAACAAAATTAAAAATTTATGAAATTCTACAATCTTCACCACCAGATTCAATCAATCAAGGTGTAAATAGTAAAATCGCCTTATTGAGAAACGCTAGTATTCAAGAACAAGCAAATTAAGGTGATATTATGTCAACAGTTTATACTTCAAAACAATGGACGGTAGAAAGAGCAATAGGATTTTTACGCATACTTGTGAATCAAATTGCACCCAATAAACTACAAACACTTCCTTTGATTGATTATGTAAATGTTGCAACACAAGATTTAGTAGCGATGCTAGATGAACAGACAAAGAAAGAAGATTATGGGAAAAGTCTTACGATTAAAGATAGTGCGAGTGGTGCGGATCAAGTAGAGTTATTGGTTGATGGTTCTCCTTTCTTAACTGCTTCAGCAGATATATCCGTAGATGCTTCGGCTGCAAAATTAAGAATAGATCAGATCACAAGTCTTTCATATACACCAAAGGCCGGGGGTTCATTTCCACAACCGGCAATATTCACAAGTCCGTTAGAATTTGATAATCTTTTGGCCGTTCCCCAAAAGAATTCAGAAATGTATTGGTTCCAATTCGGGGAAAAACTTTATTTTCTTAATAGATACGAGACAGTAGTTTTAGTAACGGATTGGGGAACTTTCAAGGTTTATTATAATCGTTTCCCGGTAAAATTAGCCGTTGATACTGCCGATCATTTAGGAGATACTTTGGACGTAAGGGATGCTTTTGTAGATCAAATGTTGGCTATGGCAAAAATGAACATCTATGAAGAACTAAGAATGACACCACCAGAATCATTGACTAATTCTATCCAGGCCGGAATACAAAGTATAAAAGACAGTCTGATGGTTGAAACGCAAATATTAAATGAAAAATCAAAAAAAGATAAATCTTAATGTGGAAAGAGCGCGAAATAAATGGGTTCTTGGGTATCTCAACAAAACGGAAACCTCAGATAAACGAGTGTGCCGATTGTTCTAATATTGAACTTAGAGACACAAACGGAGATATGCTTAGTGCCGTTACGCCGGTTTCTTTTCTTATACAACCAGATTTTACCTCAGAAGGTTTTACCTTAGTAGCCAATCTTGGTTTTACAACTCATGTATTTTCGCAATTAGGTGGAGTTACAAAAGAAGTTACTTTCTATTTCCAGAGAGGGACCGTTGGTGGCTATCCACATATAGCAATAGGAATGTACCCTTGGTATTATCCGGCTGGTGGCAGTTGGTCTAACGATTGGCGATGGTTGAATAAGATTGTAGTCACAACAGTTGCATCATTAAGTGGCACTTATGGATTGCATTTAACAAACGACATATCATTAGAAGACTATTCTTTTGGTGCTATCTATAATGTTACACAGGGCATTTGGGCTGCTATAACAAGCACAGTTTCGGGCACGCCGGGGACGGTAAATACAACAAATAATGTCACAAGTTCATCTTGGGTCGGGAATACTGTGATTATAATGCGCAACTATGAACCTTTCGGCGTTGCGGGTGCATATTATACCGCCAAAAGTTCAATAGCATTAGCAGATTTGGCTTTTCATAGAGTATTAAATGAGTTAAGAATAGGGTTTGGATCTGTTCTCGATCGGTTGGCTGTTGGTATAGGTCACAAGAAAAAATATTTCCAAATAGACACTTTAACAAGTGGAGACACTCTTACAAATGTGAATAATCTTGATAATATTATTCTCGATCCATATAATATTATTTCAGATAGTGGGACGTTCAGCTTGGCTACATCTTCTGATGTCGAGGTTGCAAGCACCACTGCGTTAGGTTTCCCTCCCGCTTATTATTGTCATTTAACTATGACTGCAATCTTAGATGATTTTAATGAATTTGTAGTTTATCAATCAGCATCGGGAATATCTGCTCATGCTGTTACCGGGCATCTTGCTATCAAACCTACGATCCGTTTTGCTACGATGAATAAAAGAGTTACTAAGATTAGAATTTGGTTAGCTTTAAGTCCCACGTCAACAAGAACAGAAGATTATAAACTTATTAAAGAAATAGATGTTTCAAAATCAACAGCTATTGGCAGCGGGGTTCTTTGGACTTTGGGCTCAGATGGACTTTTGATTTTGACAAATGTATTAACACTATATGCAAGCGGATACTTCCAAGCTGATTACGCTGCTTACAAAGGTAACACAGAAACACAAGGATTACTTTTAAGTGCAACTTTAGGATATACTCCAACACTTCAATATGCTTCCTCTTGGGATCAGGCATTGGTTAGTGAGGGTGCAACCTATTTACTCAATCCATATATAGACAAGATTTGGAAAAATTTTATAATGAATTCTCCTATTTCCGGTGCGGGTGCGCCACAATACGATGTTATTTCTGCGGAGAATTATAAAAGTTTAGATACAAAAGATGGTAATGATATAGTAGGGATGGAATTAAATTCTAACCAAAACTTTTCCATAATAAGAAATAATGGTTATCATCAATACGATCCGGTTAATCAAATCCCTTCTCAAGTTATAAATGGAATAGGAGGTACTTCAAGATTAGGAATAGTAAATCAAAATGGTGCGATATTTTTCCCTTCGCAATTTGATTATTATATAATTCAAGGTAATCAAAATAAAAACATTTCTGAAGACACAATAAGAGATGCGTATAGATCATTTACTAAATCAAATATCCTCGGTGCAAAAGAGAATTTTGGTAATTCAATAATAATGTATGCACCCACAGAAAATAAATGGTACACATTTATACCGGGCAAGGGGTGGATAATTCTTTCTTATACAACACCTTCCTATTTTGGCAATTCGTATGATGGCACTCTTCTATTTATGAATAATGCTGGTAATATTTGGAAATATGATCCGCTTAAAAAAGTTCATGCTGTAGCGAATACATCTACTTGGACTTCTATTCCAATAGATATTGCTCTATTAGGTGAAGGAATAACTTCAGATGATAGGTTTATAGTTGGTAGTATTTGGATGAAATATTCCAGTTCAAGAGCAATTACTATGCAGATAAGTTATGATGGTGGATTATTTGGAAGTGATCGTACATTCCCTTTGACACAAACAGCTTTAACAAGCGGGAGTTTAGTAGTAGGGCAAAAATACATAATAAGCAAATTTGTTGCGGGAGATAGTTTTACAAATGTTGGTGCTTCTTCAAATGCAACCGGAATAGAGTTTACTGCAACTGGAACGACACCTACAACTTGGACTAATGCAAGCGAACTTACACCAGTTACTTTTGCGACACCCACAAAAAGATTCACGTCGGGGAGGAATTGCAAATCTTTCCAATTAAAACTTAGTTGTATCCCATCGGGAGATGATGTTAGAACAAGAATTTGCGCCATTGGAATTAATTGGCAAACATTTAAGACTGGATTGTTCAGATGATAGGAACTTATATAAAACGTGATAAAGGAAGTTTATTCCGTTCGGAGAATCTTGATGATTTGAAAAATTCATTAGAGGAGGATTTTGATAATATTGTTACAATGACTAACCGCGCATTGAGAACAAAAGAAGATCAAACAGGAAAGGTAGCTACACAAGTTACGGAAATAGGACAGACGGCATCTTTGGTATCAAAGGAAAGCAACTTAGAGAGGTTAATTTATGGCGGAGAGAACAGAACAATTATCAGACCGATTATAGCGACAGACACGGTTTTATTTTTGACGAAGATAGAGCCGGGTGATATAATTAAAGGAATAACAGTAATTACAAAAACTATTGATAATGGAATAACAGATTTTAAGGTTAATGACGGTGCAAATGATTTATGCGATTTAAGAGATATTGATACTTCAATTACCTCGGCACAAACTCCGGCAAGAGCTATGTGGATTGAATATACAGATTATAAAAGTTTAACACTTTACTTGGCGGGTGCAACTACTTTTGTAGGGTTAATAGTAATTGAGATTTTAAGAAAACCAATACAGTATTTTAATACAAAATCCGGAAGATGATGAAGAAGATGTTTTTAATATTGTTTTTTGTCAGTTCGCTTTTATTCGCGACTATTCCGAGTACGCCAACTCTTGTGTTGCCGTCTGCAAATGCAACGGAAATAGCAATTAGTTCTTACACCTTTAAGTGGAATACAAGTACGGGGACACCTACAAGTTATCATATTCAAATTTCTATGGTATCTAACTTTTCTTATTACACTCTTAGAGATTCGGCGTTAACAGATACACTCAAAGCGGTAACAACTCTTTCAGCAAACACAAAATACTTCTGGAGAGTAAGAGCAAAGAATGGCGATGGGATTAGTGCTTGGTCAACAGTAAGAAGTTTTACAACAATAATAACTTTACCAATTAGACCGGCATTAACTGCTGGTAATGGAACGAATGAAAAGTTTTTCAGAATGGGAAAACTTGCACCTTATGTCGCGTGGGATTCAACAACAGCAACGAGGGGATATTATTTTATTGATTCAACAGTAACACCGCACGATACTCTTTATTGGGGCAAGATAAATCTTAACGATGATTACACTTGGTATGGTAAGCATACTTTTAAGAATATAGTAACATTTGACAGCACAATGGTGCTTGATTCTGCTCAGTATTTTGGTTCAAATAATTTCACTAGTGGATTTGGTGGTTTGGGATGGAAATTAGATTATGGATTATCTGAAGTTGCAAAGTCAAATTTAGAGTTTGATAATCTTATAGTTAGAGGCAGACTTTCTGTTTATGAATTATTGGTCAGACAGATAAGAGCAACAAACGGAGCGATATTTGTTACTGCTTCGGCAAAGGTATCTAATGTAGTCGGGACTACTGTTACATTCTACGACCCAAGTTATACAGGCACAACTTATATGTGCCCTTTTGCTGCGGGTGATTTACTTCAGGTCCAGAGATTTCGGCCTGATGGTACTACTGTAATAAAATTATCGAAAGCAACTGTTTCAAGTGTATCTGGTGCGGATGCTATTGTAGTTTGGAATACAGGCACTTTCGCAATCGGTGATGAAGTTGTAAGAATTGGTAATACAACAGATGCTTCAAGACAAAATTCAATTTATCTCACTTCAGATGATAGTAATTCTCCATTTATGGATATGACATCGGGGGTTAATAGTTGGACAGCTTGGGGTTCTTCTGATAAAACAAAATTAAGATTAGGAAATTTGAACGGCACTTATGGTTACGCTTCGGCTCATTATGGATTAGCAATCGGTAAATATAGTAGTAATTTTACGAATGTTACGGTAGATACTGTAAATGGTTTTAGAATAAGGAATTATACAACAACTTTAGGGCAGTGGGCTAATGATGGCAGTATAACAGTTGGAGAGGTTGGGGCTTCAAAATCCAATGTAATTATTTCCAGTAATGCAGTTAAGTTAAGAACTAATACAACTGATAAATTGGTTTTGAATACAGACGGCTCGATAACTTTGGGCGAAGTTGCTTCTGGTAAAAATAATATTTTAATTAATGCTGATTCACTTTCTTTAAGAACAAACACAACTTCTAATATTACTTTGGCAAGCGGTGGTACTGGATATTTTAGAGGTAATATTACTTCAACTGCTACTATCACTGGTGGGACGATACAAACGGCTACGAGTGGTGCAAGAGTAGTAATTAATTCGACTGGTTCGAGTAATGATATTAAAATTTACGATGCATCGGCTTTAGCTGGGACAATATCGGCTGCAAGTGGAGTTGTAAATATTGATGGACATGTTTCTGTTTTTGGGAACACTATCCGTTCCTATGTAACTGGCGGAGACGTTCTTTTAAGCGGGACACTCAACAGATGTGCAATCAATTTTGAAGACATGCATCAAGGATATGATTCTGATGCTAATTATTATTTTGCAAAACTTGGCGGAACGGCAATAGACAGTAAAGTGGGATTGTATCTTGGTTCAAGCGCAACCGCTACTCCGACTTATGATGTTAATTTATATAGAAGTGGCGCAAATGTATTAACCACCGATGACACTTTTGATGCTTTAGCATTACAGATTGGTGTTTCAAAGTTTCTTGTTAATCCTACTGGTCAAATCACTAAAGTAAATAACATATTAGCTTCTTCTGTAACTGGACAATATCTTAAAAGTGATGGAACAAGTTTTACTCCGACTGCATTTGCTGGTGTAACTGGTTCTGGTACAATAAATGAACTCGCCTATTGGACTTCTTCAAGCGCAATAGGAACATTAGCGGTCGCTACCTATCCGTCTTTGACAGAATTATCTTACGTGAAGGGATTAACGAGTTCTGCACAAACACAGATCGGCACAAAGCAACCACAACTAAATGGAACTGGATTTGTAAAAGCAAGTGGGACTACTATCTCCTACGATAATTCGACTTATACAACCTTAGCCACAGTTGTAGCAGCAACAAATACTTGGACCGCGGAAAACTCGTTTGATAAATTTAAGTTAAATGCAGAAGTATCTCATTCGGTAACTGGAACTGGCAATTATAGTTGCACGGATAAGAATGTGATTATACTTACACCTACAGCTTCGGGATATACCGCAAGTTTAACTGGACTATCAATCAACAGACCGATATTAGTTTTGAACGGAAGCGGGACTTATACAGTAACAGTAAATTCCACTACTGGCGGAAAGTTGTTAGCAGTTTACGGAACAGCTTGGATTATGTATAACGGAACGACAGGAGTAACTTATGTATTATAAGGGATTAATATGACTGGAATATGTTTACCAAACGAGAAGATGTACTTAGACAAAAGAGTGCAAGAATATATCTTGGATAACTTTGAAGGAATTTCTTTTGCTGGAATACAAGAGGGATATAGTTTTTACTTAGAGAATAAAAAGATTTTGAATAAAAGTTTGAGCTTAAACGGTTCAATAATGGATAAAAGTTTACGATGCTATTTAGACGAACCCGTGAGTAACCCTAATAACGACAATAAAGATTTAGACGGGATATTAAAAAAGTTTCCGCATGCAATTATAGGCGAGCTTGAAAAAGACATTATGCTTGATCTCAAAAAGAAATATCCGCGTGCTTCATTGACTTACACAGCGTATAGAGAATGGTGGTTTAAGATATTTGGATGTAGAATTTATAAATGGTGGAAAGATCAATCGGGAGTTTGGAGTTGGATGTTCGGGAACATGAAGACAGAAATACTTTGGGTGAATTTAACCCTTAATAATAACATAAAAGATTTATCAAAGACTGCTAAAAGCTATAACAAAGAATTGTGGCTTTATGTAGAGTATAGTTTAACAGTAGAAGAATTTCTAAAAAAGATTTCAAACTAATGAAGAATAAAAATTCAAATACAGTCGAGGTAAATTATGGGAAGCGGAGATTATAAGTTACTTTATAATGATCTATTTAGTAAAGATCCAACAATAACTAATAGATTTAATAACTATAAGATGCCGTTTAGTTATTCAGATATGTCCGGTGTATTGGACAATCTTTTCAACCAACAAAGCGGGATGCTTACAAGAAACGCTGCTAATTCAGTTCAGAGAGGACAAAAAGATGCTGCCTCAAGGATGGCTGCTGAAGGCATTACTGGAGGGAGTGTTTACAACAATCAGATAAACAAAGTTACAGACAGCACAAACCAAAGTTTTGCCGATGCTTTAGAGCAACTTGGACTTGGCAGACTTGGGATGGATGCCGGATTGATGCAACAAGAAAACCAAAATCAATTTGGTATAACAAATGCAGCAAGCGGAATAGACCGCGGGAATGCGAACGCTTGGATGAATAGGGCTTCTGGATTAAATAGTATTCTTGGTGGTATGCAACAGGCTCAAGAATATGAAGATCAAAAACCAACTTGGTTAGATGATGTGATGAGTGGATTAGGTGATATAGGTTCGTTAGCTGCTGATTTTGCCCCATATTTATTAGCACCTGCAACTGGCGGAGCGTCTTTGTTGGCTAGTCCAATAATGGGCTCTCTAAAAAATAAAACAACTAATTCTAATCCTCAATTCAAAAACGGGGGATTAGGCAACTTTGGTTATTAAGGACAAGAGGTTTTTATGAGCGGACAATATTATCGAGCCAAGGCTAGGACTGGCGGACTTGCTGCTGCGTTAGAGCCGGTGGCTAATTTATTCAAAGCTATCCAAGACCAGAAACGAAAAGAACAATGGATAAAAGATGTTCAAAATGTTAAAGGACAATTAGACAAAGGTTATGGTGATATAGACAACGCTACTCAAGAGCAGAATTTTACAACTGCTAATCCAGCATATACTCCATATTCAGAACCGGATTCAAATATTCCCATAAATATTTTCAGTAATAAACCAATAGATTTTGCTAGACCACAAAACAATGAAATGGTAACGGCTCCAACCTTTAACGAGAAGAGAAATGTTCCTTTATCAGATGTGCAGAAATATAATAAAGCCCAAGAATTAGGCAACAAAACTGCATGGGATATACTTATGAACCACGGCACAAAGGACTACGGGGATAATAATATACTTAGGCAGTTGATGGGAGAAGTTAACCAACGCACGGAACAATTCAGACCAAAACCAACTGAGTGGAGAACATTAGCCCCGGGAGCTACAAGCGAAGAATACGATTATCTTGGTAATCCGACTGGACGTAAAAGAACTAATCCCAAAGAAGAAGCTGCTAAGAACCCATATACCAAAGTGAGCAGAGATGGCTATTATATGATTTGGGATGATAAAACTAAGGGATTTGTGAAGACAAAAGAAAAAGCACCGGCGAAAGAATATTTAACTGATAAACAAATAAACGGCGATAGTTCTTCAGAAAAGGATAAATCCCCAATAGATATTTCAAAAGAATTAATAGATTTAGAATCGAATTGGAATAATTTGCAAGTTATAAGAAAAATGCCCGATGACCAGGAAGATAGCGATGGATATACCACCAAAGATAAGAGAGAAATATTATATGGTAACATAAAAGCACAAACCGATGGATTAGCGAATAAGATTAATAGCAAGTATCCAGGATTTGAAGAAATATATAATTTGCTTTTCCAGAACCCAAAGATGAAAGCGGGTAAGGTTGATGAAGTAGTCGAAGAAACGATGAAAGGCGCACCCTCAGAAACTAAAAATTGGATGAAGAAGATACTGAACAAAAGAGTTTTCTAATATTCTTTTCTGGAAATTATAAATGGCAAAAGAAAAAATCATCTTTGATCTTGGACAGATAGCAGACAGAATCCGAGAGAAATATAATACCGAATGGAAGACAAAAGAGGAAGAAGTAAAACCCTCCAACGGAAATGATTTAAGCGGAATAGCCCAAAGATTAAGAGAGAAACAAAATCCTTCAGTATTGAACCAAGAGAATATTGTAAAAGGAAATATACCGACTAATGGTAACGGATTTGATCCCGAAGGTAGCGGATATGATTATAAGACAGCCGAGAAGTACGGAATAACGCCAGATTCAAGTGATCATTATCCATCAAGAGAACCGAATACTGGGTTAATCTTAAAGGGTAAAAATCATCCTACGTTTAATAAAACATTAGAGGGTGAAGAAAAAGCCGGATATGTTGTTTATAAAGGTAGTGATGGAAGATACTACTCCAAACCGAAAGAACAACCGAAAGAAGATATACTGAGTAAAGTTCAGAGTGCTTACAAGCCATCAATTCAAGAGCGAAATTTGAATGTTGAAGGAATTGGTGAAACTTTCCCCGAACAAACAGTAACAGCAAAACCGAGCAAGGAATCTTTAGCTGATTATCAGTTATCAAAAGTAAGTCAAAGTGATTTGTTGCCAGAATTAGAAATCAAGAAAAAAGAATTAGAATCAACACCAAAAACTTCACCAAACTATAATAAAAAAGTTAATGAATTTAATTCTTTGCTTGCAACCTTTAACGATCCGAAGGTTAGAGAAAGAGAACTTTTAGACATAGCAAATAGTAAGATACCACAACCTGAACATTTAGCACCACAAGAATACGATGAGAGTGGAAATTTTAAGGGTTATTACAAATGGGTTGAACCTTTTATAAAAGCAAAGAACAATGCTTTAAGCATGAAAGATCATCCATTAGTGAAAGCCGTTAATGAATTAAGTGATTATTTCACAAAGAAAAGATTCGGTCAAGAAACAAAATCTAGCGACTTGGTTCGCGGGATCACTGATGCGGCTTCTGCTGCATTAAGCACTTCTTTGGGGATTTACCCTGCGGTTGCGGGATTTGAACTTGCTAGTAGTTTTTTAAGAGAACCATTAATAAATGCTTCTGTAAAAAGATTAGGATTAGATCGCAAGAAATCTGAATTTTTGATAGATACTATCTCTCCGTTTGTTTTTGGTGCGAAAGTAGGGCTAGCCTCGTTAGCAGGTAAAGATTTAGAATTTCTTGTTGACAAAACAATTCCTGAAGATTGGAGCGAAGAAGATAAACAACGAGCAAAATCATTAGCTAACCAAGTTGGATTTTGGGGAACTATTTATGGCTCACATAGATTCCAACAAAATGTTGACATCTATAATCGTTTAGGTGCATTGCCGACAAAAGGTCAATGGGGTGCAATAAATAAATATCGTAATGAACCAGAGACATTAAATCGTTTAATTAAAGGATGGACGGGTGGTAGTTATAAAGTTGAGAATCCTGAACTTAAAAAAGAAAAACAACCAATTATTCAAGGATTGATTGAAGATATAAAGCCACAAGACTTGAATAAAACCGTTCGTGGCACAGAAACCTTTGCAGAACAAACAGCAGAACCTATTAAATCTTCAGAGATACCAAAAGAAGAACTTGCTGATAGAGATGAACTATTTAACATAGTTAGAGGAAGTAATGATGAAGCTACAGCGCGAAAGATTGCGGTAGGGCTAACCAACAAGCAAGCGAAGTTCATCATCACCAGCGGTAGAGAAGGTGAAGAAGTAAATCAAGAAGTAATAGACGGTATCTTAAAACCAAAAGTAAGCGAGGCACAAGATGTACAAATCGGAAGCACAGAGAAAATACTTCAACGCCAACCGGAAGAAACTGGAATCAGCCGGGGTGAACGTGGAGGAATGGAACGAGGCGAGCAAGGGAGCGAAATTACCGGAACACAGCAAGAAATCCCTCAAGGAACGAATGAGACAAAGATTACAAAAGGCGATGAAGAAGTAAGTGAGTTTGAGAATATCTTTGACATAAGACTATCTGAAACAACTGGTGAAAAGATAAAATTTATTTATGACATGAACAAAGAGATTGTAGATAATCCTCAAGAGAACGAACCAGACGAAGTAGAATCTGCACAAAAGATAGTGAAGGAAATAGATGATTATGCTAATAAGACACCCGAAGAAAAACTAACAGAACCGTTACCAAGCGAGCAGAAACCTACAGAGAAACTTCCTCAACAACCCCAGAAATCGGAGGTCGCCCAACTTCCGGTTTCTACTAAAAAAGTATATCCAGCAGTAAGAGACAATCAAGGAAAAATATATACTGGAGTAACACATCCAAAAGCTATTGAGAAGATGTTGGGAAAATCAGAAGATGAAATTACCGAGAAGGAATATTTCAATACCTCTGATAATGTAGATTTTGGATTTGTCAATGAAAAGGGAAAGTTTTTAACCCAAGATGAAACGAGAAAATATCTTGGACGAAATGAAATTGAGACTATGGATGCCAAAGACTTGGCTGATGAGAACTTAATCAAAGAACCGAACCCAGTTCCCGAAGTTAAGGCGGTTGAACCACAGAAAATTACCGATAGAATTGATAAACTTAATGGAGTTGAAAAAACTTATTGGGACGGAAAAAATCTAAAATTAACAGTTTATTACGATGAAAAAATTCCAAAAGATGTAATACAGGTAAGAGTTGCAAAAGAATTGTCTGATAATGCGTTAACTGATGCTGTACCAAAAATAACTTTTTTGTCAACAGAGAAAGGAACTTTTGCAGAAGAACCCACGAAATCAGAAGCCCCTACACCAGTAGTTAGTGAGAAGGTAGTAGAGACTAAGGTAGAGAAACAACCGTATGAACTTAGTAAAGAAGAATTTGTTGATAAAACGGCACAAGAATATTATGAAAAGGATAAGGGAGAAAAGACAAAATATATAAAACGTGGGCTAACAGAAAAATCCGCACAAATAGAAAAAAGTAAAGCGGACAAAGATTACTTTATAGAGCCCGATGAATTACAAAAAGGCAGATTCAAAGTAGGGCACAAAGTTAGTGGTGACGCTGAAGGATTAACTCTCGATCAATATAAAGATAAATACCAGAAAGACTTTGAGACACTTCACAAGAACAATGTTGATTTTGCCGTTTCTGAAGGGAAGAAGGTTTCCCCAAAGATATTGAAGGATTATCCAGACCTTGCCGAGAAGCCGACTTCACTTATAAGTGAACCAGAGAAAGAAACACCAGTAAATTATGCTGGGATTAAAAATTTTGAGAAAGAAGCAGTTACTAAACTTCAAGAGAACAGAAAAATACTCGACAAATTATTTGAGGAAAGAGATCAGAGAAGAAACCAAGAACTTTCTCCCAATGACAAACGAAGTGCTTTAAGGAATATAAATAGCTCTGTTTCTGAATTAAGAGCGAAGGGGATAAATGCAAGATACGAGAATGATAATCTATACATTGATGATAAAAAGATTTATCCAATAACCACGAAGAAAGCCGAAAACTTAAACCAAGTTGTAATTGATAACAAAGAAGCAGAAACACCTTTTGAAAAACTAACTCCAGAAGAACAAGACCGTCAAACATTTTTATCTGATGTAATTAGTCAAAAGAAATTCTTACCCGAAGAACTCAAGCGAATGTTGCCGGTTGGATTTGGACAAGAGAAAATTGATAACGCCGTTAAGGACATAAAAGAAGATGGCGGGAAAGAACAAAACCGAGACGCAAAGATTTATAGAGATTTTATAAAATCGGTAGATGACATTTTCACCAGAGATGGTTATATTACATTCACAGATGGAAGCAAGTTTACAAAAGAACAGTATGATAATGAGTTAGAAGATTATGTTTATCAGAGAGCAAAACAACAAACAGATTTTGAAGATGACACATTTGATTTTAGTTTACAAGACGCAATTAAGAACGAGGAAATAGATGAAACCACAGCAAGGGAACTCTCCCTCGAACAGAATCCGGCAGAACGTGAAGAACTTGTTAAGAGTATTGAGAGCGAAGCGACAAGCGACAACGAAGTTAAACTCAATGAAGCAGTCCGAAAAGCAGACGAAGTAGTAAAACCGAAAAAACCTTCATTTCTAAAACCACCCAAAGGAAGTAACGCCGTAATAGTAAAGTTTAAGGACGGCAAACAATCCAAACTACCGATCAACGACTTATCTTTAATAGGAAATGATTACTCGAAAGTTGATAACATTTCTTTTGGTAGTGTAGATTTTAATAAATCCGGTGGATTGAAATGGGATTCGTTCAAAGAGATTAAGAATGTAAATCCGAACGACCAAATACTCAAACAAGATTTAGATCGCACCGAACTTCAGAGTTTACAAGACAGAAAGAGACACCTTGAATTAGTCCTTAGTGAAACGAAAGACAATGAAGTCATTAAAAAGGGACAAGTAGAATTAAAAGATATAAACAATAAACTTTCTAAGATTAGAACAAAAGAAAATCAGTTTGATATGTTTGGTGATAAGCAAGATCAAATGTCATTATTCCAGAAAGAACACACCCGCACCAGAAACGTATTTGAGAAGATGAACGATGTTGAACAACAGAAGTTTTTACGCATAGTTGCTAATGGATTTTTAAGTGAGAACCCGGACATTAAGTTTGGCAACGTACCAAAGACTTCCGGCAGATTAGCTTCAGCAATAGCCAACATTACGCGGCAATCAATTTTATTTGATTCTCGAACTTCCGATATGTTGACTGCGATAGAAGAAATAAATCATATTGTTTTATCAAATCCCGACATGGTATCAGAGTGGAGAGCAAAAGCAATACTAAGAGAAAACGGATGGGATGGTAGAGGAGATTATAGAGAACCGAACAACAACAAAACGCTTGAAGATGCTTATGAGAACTTCGCTGACAAAAATAAAGAATGGTATTCCAAGAACAAAGAAGCGACACCAAAAACACTAACAGAGAAATTTATTGTTTGGCTAAAGAACCTTTGGGCTAAACTTGCGGGATACTTACACAGCAAAGGATTTTACACACAAGCTGGATTCTTTGAGAACCTTTACACTGGTAAGCTAAAACAGATGGGGCTAAAGGAACAGACCGAGAGAATAAACGAGATAAGAGTTGAGAATGCACTTGCACAAAAAGTAGAACAAACAAGTTCACCAGAGTTTAAGGAATTTTTCGGGAAGTCTGAAGTGGTAGATGCAAAGAAAAATCCATTAATAGTTTATCATGGCACAACTGGAGATTTTAATACTTTTGAGAAAGGTGATGTAGGATTCCATTTTGGATCTTCTGATCAAGCAAATCAAAGAACAATGCCGATAGTTAAGAGTGGTAGAAAACCATTAGTGAGACACGAAGTAATGAATGGTGTAAAGACTATTGCTCAAGTTACTTCTGAAGGTGCTAATATTATTGCTGCTTATATTCGTTTAGAAAATCCTTTACGAATAAGAGATAATGCTTTGACTTCACCGAAGGATTACGCGGGTGCAATTATTGAAGAAGCAAATAGAGGAAATTTTGACAATAAGGTAGCAAATTATATTTATGCTAATGTTGAGAGGATGCTTGGCTCGAATTATAGTTTGGGTTCTGTAAAGACTAAAGAAGCATTTGATTTTATCAGAGATACTTTGAAAGGAAAAGGCTATGATGGACTTATTTACCAAAATGAATATGAGGATAAAGAAGTAAAAAGTGATAGTTATGTAGTGTTTGATGCAAACCAAATAAAGAGTGCAATAGGTAACTCCGGGGAATTCAGCAAGAGTGATAATATCTTAAAACAGAAACTTGAAAAGATAAATCCGGAACTCACACAAACACTTATGCAATCTTTACCAGACGAAACAAATCCAATGCTTCAGAAAGGATTAGAGATATTCAACTTAGGTAAAACAAAATTCACTGATTGGCAGAAAGCCATGAAAGAAGACTTTGGTAAACAGAACTACCAGAGACTTTATTTAGACGTATTGAAAGCAAAACGATCTGACAAAGAATTATTATCAAGCGAAGTTAAGGAAGAAGAATCCAGACTTGAAAAAGGGACTGAAAGATTAGAGAGTAAAATAGAAGACCCCGGATATTTAGAATACAAACGACAACGGACAAACATAAAAAATCAGATAAAAGAATTTAAGAGAGGTTGGGAAGCCGGCAAAAGAGATACCGAGCAAGAACTAACATTTTTGAAGAAACTCATTAGAGATTATGCACAGGAATATCTACCTAAGAATTTAATTAAATCTGAGATTACGCCTTTAATGACAAAATTAGCAGAAGCTAAGAAATTGGAAGATGTTGAGGAAGGATTTAACAGAATAGATAAAATAGTTCTTCACAACAATAAGAATTACTTACTTAAAAATATTTATGGTGCATTACAAACTTTCAGACCGGAGAAAGTAAAGGGTGTATTAAAGGGAAAACATTTAACGGCTCCGGAATATGACCAACTTTCAGACATCAGAAAAATAGTTTCTCTTAAACCAGACCAAGTAAATGAACTAACTACAAAATTATTTGAGAGGATAGAAACAGCCGGAGATGATTTTGATGAAGCTGCTGAAGAATACCTTTACAGAATACAAACATTCTCAAACTTAAAAGAAAAATCAGTTGAAGAACTTTCTAAAGTGTTGGATGATTTAACTGAAATAATTGCTACCGGGAAAACAAAACATCAACTAATACTTGAAGCTAAAAGAGAAAAACGAAAAGTATTGATAGATGAATTTGAAAAACTTATAACCGGCGGTAAAGGACTACTCAGCGAGGAAGAAGCAAGAGCCAAGGGATTAGATTTACAAAAGCACGAAAGTTTTATTAAAAAATTTGACCTTAATAACCAAAGTTTAGAGTGGTTATTTGATAATCTCAGTAAGTTTGATAAGGATTCTAAACCATTGGAGGGTGCATTAAATAAATATTTCATCCCTAAAGTACAGGAAAGTAGAAATAATGAAAATGAAGGAACAACGAATTACTTTAAGGAAATCCACGATAAAGCCGAAGATGTCTTCGGAGTAAAGGGGCGCAAATTAGTGAGTCTCTTAAACAAAAATACCGAGAGAGAAAAGACCGGAATATTTGTTAAAAAGGGCGAGAACAAGATCGAACTTGAATTAAGTCAAAACGAAGCATATAAAAAGTGGATGGAATGGCAAGATCCTTCACTAAAGCCAACATTAGAAAAGATGGGTTGGAATGAAGGAGTAATAAAACAAATTGAGAAGTGGCTCAAACCAGAAGTAAAGAAATGGGCTGAGTGGCAGATAAAAGAATTTTATCCAAAATATTATAAAACAGTAAATGATGTGTTTAGTAAGATGTTCTATGTGAATCTTCCCTTTAACGAATATTATTCTCCGGTACAGAGAAGCGCGGAGGGTAAAGATAATTACGATGATCAACTATTGAGAAATAAAACTCAATATGCAAGTGTGATGAATGGGCATTTAATGTCAAGAGTAAAAAACACCAGAGACTTAAAAATAATTGATGGTGATATTACATTAGCTAATCATTTGATAGTAATGGAACATTTTAAGAATTGGGCTGAGACAGTAAAAGAAATGCGTTCAGTTCTTCAAAGTGAAAAGATACAAAAAGCAATACTTCAATATCACGGCAAAACAGCACAGAGTATATTAAATGGATTTATTAATGATTTAGCTAGAGGTGGAGAAGACAGGGCATTAGTTGTCAATTTCTTGGATAAGTTAAGAGGCGGATTTTCTAAAGCCGTATTAGGTGCAAATCCAGTAATTATGTTAAAACAATTTTCAAGTATGCCTGCCTTTGTTGGAGAAATACCAATTAGAGATTTTGCAAAAGGATTAACTTACTTTTTCTTAAATCCAGGAAAAGCACTTGGGGAATTATCAGAAAGCAAAATGATGAAACACCGTTATCATCGAGGATGGGAAAGAGATGTTATTCAGGCATTAAAAAGATCAGTATCCAAGCAAATGGCGAACACAAAAAATTTCACAGATAATCTAATGATCTTCATTGAACTTGGAGATAAAGCAGCAAGTCATGTTGGCGGATATGGAGTTTACAGATACTATAAAGATAAATATTTAAGAGAAGGAAAATCACCAGAAGAAGCAAAAAGACAAGCCTTATTACAATTTGAATTGAGTGTAGGAAGGACCCAACAAAAAGGGGATACTGAGGACTTATCGGCAATCCAGAGACTTGGTTCTTTCGGTAAATTATTCACAATGTTCCAAACACAACCAAATGCTTATTACAGACAAATGAGTAATAATGTTAGGAATTTTTACCGCGGTAGAGGAAGAACAAACGCAGCCAAAAGGATATTTGTTTATCATTTTTTACTACCTTTTATTTTCCAATGGGTAGCGAGTGGACTCCCCGGACTACTAAGTAATTGGGATGATAAAGATAAAAAGCGGCAATTAAGAGCCTTGGCATTAGGTTCTTTTAATGGAATGTTGGCAATTGGAAATCTTATAGAAGATGGTATTGATTTTATAATAGGCGATATGAAGCAATATAATCCGCAAATGACACCAATTTTACAACCAATAATTCAATTTGGTTATATGGCAAAAAATATTGCGAAGCTAATTGATGGCACAACCACCTTGAGCACAAATGAAGTGTTAAAGATCGTAGATGAAATAGTCTCAGTAGTAGGTAAAGCGAAGGGGATTCCTTATGATCCTATAAAGAGAACAATAAAAGGTGCAAAAAATATTTATGAGCAGGGTGGTGTAAAGTCTAGTGAAGATATATTAAAAACAATCGGATATAGCGATTATGCACTTGGCAACGATAAAGAAAAGGGTATAAAAAAATCAAATATTAACCAAAAACAATTATTCAAACTCCCGAATTTTAGTAAAGAATTACAGGATAAATTAAAGATCAAGTTCTAATTTTTAAGTATAAAAAGAAAGAATATTTTATTAAATTGATCAAGCAACAGTGAGGAAAAAATGAAAAAGATAATCTTATTATTATTTTTAATAACCACATCTCTTTACGCCCAAATTTATCAATCAAAGGTAAATTCAACAACCACGCCTTTAGATAGTGCTGCTACATTCACTGGCACAAAGGAAAGGGTGATGAGTAATGTTGAGGGTTATAATTATGTGGTGGTAGTGACAAAAAGTAACGTAGGTGGTACAGGAAAGATACAGTTTAGTCTTGATGGGACTACTTGGCTTTCTCATGTCCCATTTACTTATACCGCGAATGATACTTTAACCAATAGATATATTGCGCCTATTGTTTTGCCGTACATTAGAGTAACTTATACAAACGATACCACGGCACAAACTACATTCAGTTTAACTACTACATTTATCAATAGTAGTTTCTCTATAAATGCAATTAGCGATATAACAATAGGAAATATTGGGAGTATAACAGGTCCAGTAGCTTTGCCAACTGGGGCTGCGACTTTTGCGAATCAAACCACACAGATAGCCAAAGAAGATTCAGTTGTGGATATGACAACTTCTATGAATGAGTCTTTGAATAATATTGAAGCCGATGCAGATTCAACAGTAGATATGGTAACAGCAATTCACAGTGATGTTGATGCAGTTGAGGCAAAACTTGATTCTTTGGATGCCTCAAGCACAAGGATAGAGACTAAACTTAATGATGCGAATGCGGGGATAGATTCTTTGGACGCTTCCTCTACGCGCATTGAGGGTTATGTTGATAACGTAGAAGCCAAGATTGATTCAGTTGAAGCGTCTATCAATGCTACCAATTTGGCTTTGATAGAAGTTAATACTGCTTTGGATTCCGTAGATGCTTCCACGACACGAATTGAAGGACTTGTAACTAATTCTAACACGAAGTTAGATTCACTTGATGCTTCTGGAACTCGGAGAGAGGGACAGCTAACGGACCTAAAGACTAAATTAGATTCTATTGATGCAAGCTCTACGAGGATTGAAGAGTATGTAGATAATCTTGAACCAAAACTGGATTCATTGGAAGTAACCGAAAATTTAATCCAGACCAACACATTAAATTCAAAATCATTACTTGATTCAGTAAGAGTTGACTTTACAAGAAATCATAACGACCTATTGAATATAGGGATAAAGGTTGATTCAGTAGATGCGACCGCTTCAAGAAGTGAGACTAAATTAATAAATCTTGATGCTAACCAAACCGTTTTGCTCGGCTATCAACATCCATCTGCAATTAATTGGGGTTCAGATAGTGTAAGTGTGACCACCTCTGTTGATTCACTTACTTTTAGTGGCGCAACAGTTAAGTGGAAGTTAAGAATTTTTTCGCTTGATGGAACAATCATAGTCTCAACTGATCCAACTTTTGCAACCAACAAACGAATAGCTTATGCGTGGACTGAAATATTCCCTTATGAGAATATGTCTGTTGTAACTTATCCGAAAATTTATTTCAAGGCATCCTCCGGTACAGTTAAAATAAATTACAGTGGGGAGGGTTATTAATATGAAACGATTAATTTTATTATTCTTTTTTATAGCATCTATTCTCTCGGCTCAGGTAATTAAAGAAGCGTGGAGATTAGATAATACTACTGCAACAAATTTAAGTCCAATAAAACAGTGGGACATCCTTCCCTTCGGCAATCAGTTAGGCAACTTAGGTGCAACTGGTACGAGATGGAATTTCCTTTATGCTGATACTACAATAACTAACCATCTTTCAAATACAACATGGACTTTGAATAGTGTTGGTGTTACTACAACTGGCACACAGATCAACTATCTTAACGGAGCTACTGGCACAACTGGAACGACTACAACTAATCTTGTGTTTTCTACAAGTCCAGTATTGGTTACACCTACTTTGGGAGTAGCTTCTGGGACTTCCCTTGCTCTCGGTGGGGCAACATTGGGAAGTAATGTATTTTCTGCAAGAGGAACGTGGCAATTCGGAACTGGTACTGGTTCGTCTGCAACTGATTCAAGTATTGTCTGGAGTTCTAATTCTGGTTCTCCTTTGCAAACATTTTACGGAACTGATGGAGATGCTTTTTCAATAGGTATTAACACAAGCGATGAAGCATTATTCACTGGTGCGAGTGGAGGATATAGTTTTGATGGATATAATAAAATAGTAGGTCAACTTGACGTTTGGCAAGGCAGCGGAGTATCCTTACTCTTAGGTGCAGATAATAGCGCAACGACAAGGACAAATGCAACCCCTAAAATCGGGAGAATTGCCGTCCCCCACTACACTAATTCCGAAGAGCCAGTTACAATATTTCACTCTAATATTCAATCAGGAAATAATGAAATCAACTTTGGTGGCGGTTCATCATTAATGAATGCGGCAAACTATTTAAGGTTCATGACTGGGGCTGCTTCTACAACACTTATAGGGACAATAAGAATAGAAATTGATAACAATGGTAAAACAGCATTTTATACTGGAAGTGGAAGTAGTACTACTGATTCTTCGTTAATTTTTGATTCTAATTCCGGTTCCCCTCGTTTAAGTTGGTATGGAACTGATGGAGATGCTTTTTCAATAGGTATTAACACAAGCGATGAAGCATTATTCACTGGTGCGAGTGGAGGATATAGTTTTGATGGTGCTATAACTTCTACTTCTAACACATCTACTTGGGATTCACTAACAGTAAGAAAAGAAGCGTCAACTTTAGCAGATAGTTTAGGTGTAATAACCTTAGCAACTGGCGTTGCTGGATGGGGTGAAGTTATGGCTGGTGATAATCAAGAATGGGCACACTTTAGATTCACTTCTGCGGGTGTAGTTACTCTGATAAACAATTCTGCTAATGTAGGAACAACCGAAAACGATGTTGACAAATTAAATATTTATGATGCTGGAGCTGGAGTAGTTATTCAGAATAATTTAGGTGCAAGTATAAAGGTGGCTATTAACATTAATTATTTTGTACCATAATGAAAACTCCAAATAAAATATCAATGAAAGAAGTTAAGTATTTGCTTACACTATTTTTTACATCAATTTTTGTGTGGATAATGTTAAGTCTTTTATTCGGCTGTAAAGGTGAAATAGTAGAACCAACGTCATTAGATATTAGCGGGAGATATGATGACGGCGATTCTATGATACTAATGATTTCACAGAATAGAACTATGATACTTGCAGACTTAGAGTGGGGCGGATATACCACGAGACTTGAGGGAACATTCGACTACAAGAACAATCAAGTAATTATGAGCGGTAATTACTTTGGCAATCAGAATATCTCATTCAATCTATTCTATGCTAATCAATCTTTGGCTGGTGGGTATAATTACAATGGACAAGGAACTAAGGCAATACATTTTTATTTTAGGAATAAGTTAGAGAAAAGTCTATTTCATTCACAAGGCATGATTCAATGAAAAAGATATTACTTATAGCTTTATTGTTTTTGTCAACTTCCTATGCACAATATTCTGTCCTTAACTATGACCCCAGTTATGATAACGATTGGCGTAGTGAGTGGAAGATCGACAAAATATTAAACGTGGGTGACGAAAAGTGTTTACACCAATGGGTAAAAGAAAGTGTTAAAATTTATTCTATGACTTCGTGTGCTGTTTTTCACGATAACAGAGGATGTCCTAATAACTGGGGGAAAGAAGAATGGATTTGTAAATTATGCTTGAGAGATATATTTACGTCAGAGGACAGAATTATTATTCCACAAAAAGAAAAGCCCCAAAGCGAATTTGAACTATTAAAAGAAAAATTAAAGAAAATACGATGAACTTTTTAGACTGGATAAAGAAACACATAACTGTATTCACATTCTTAGTAACAGTGATAAGCGCTACATTAGGATTCATTAGCGGATTAGTGATTTCCTATTACAAAGTGCAGTCTAGATTTGAGGTAATAGATAATGGTTTTGACAAAATAAATTTTAAGTTAGACACAGTTCAAAAAACAATGGATAGAGAATTTGAGAATGTTTATGACGTACTACATTTTCAAAAAGAGTCTATCAAAAAAATAAAGAATACTGGGAACTAAATTATTTACTTAACCAATAGCAAGAAAGAAGTACTAAAATGGGAAAGTTTATGGAACACATCAAAGAGGGATTCAAAAGTGTCTGGGGAATGTTGGGTGTTAATACCGCAACTTTAGCCACAGTTCAATTAGCAGATATAGAAATTGTCTTGAAGATTATCTTGTTATTAATAACAATCATATCAACTATTTTAATTACGGTTCACAAATTGAAGAAAAAATAATCACAAATCAAAGGAGCAAAAAGTGATAATTAATAAAGTTGATAGTACTGTTTTATTAACGAAAGAAGAAGCAATTATATTTTTCAAGATTTTAGAACATACTTGCGGAGACTATTTGAGAGGAAGATGTCTTCTGACAGAGGAAGAACTAAAATTAACTTATGATATTGATATACAATTTTTAGAACTTTATCTTTCAACAAAGAATCCCATTTTAGAAGTAAATAGATAATCATTTTCAACAAACAAAGGAAGAAGTTATGCCAAAGATAAATGTTGAGTTAAATAATTTTTCAGAAGTTATGGCAAAAATATACCAAGTAACCGACATTGACGAAGCCGCAAAACAAAAAATTAATTTAATGTTAGGCGGATTATTATGGTGGTTAATAATAACGCATTTTAATATCAAAGTGGATATTTTATAAAATCATTCATTAACAAAAGGAGTAAATATTATGCAAAAAAATTGGAGAACTACAGCAGTAGGTATCTTAGGTGGAATTACATTAATAATTAAAAATGTGATTGCAGTATTGGATACCGACACAGCAACAAATTTCTCTTACGAAGAAATTACAGTTGCATTAGGACTACTTGGTCTTGGTTGGTTTGCTAAAGATGCTGGAGTAAGTGGGACAGAAAAGTAATGAACAAGAATTTGTTATTGTGGGCGATTATTATAGTTATGATAATCGCCGTTCTTCTTGGGATGTTTTATTTAGGGAGAATCACAAAAGAATGTGATACAATTGGCATAACACCAATCGAAATTAAAGACAATCCTAAAGCCCCGGAGATAAAATTTATTTACAAAAAAAGCGTTGTTGGCCCAACAATAGCACAATTAGATTCTATCACAGAAGTTGCTAAAAACTGGTGGTTAGACCGTTTGCAAAAAGATAGTACGGCAAAAACAGATACCGCGAAACCAACACAACAAATAATGGGTTTATTCACTGCGACCAAAGACACAACCTATGTAGATACAACTGGCGGGAAAAAAGATACTCTTTTAATTGCACATACCGAAGTAGAAAGTAGGATTCCGTTAGATCCATTGCTTCAGTTTTATATGAAATATACTCTCAAGAAAACTACGATTACGCATGAAGTAGAGAAACCGGAAACATTCTTTGATCGGTTTGGTGCTTCTTTTAATTCGGGTATGGGCTATGGATGGTTTAATAAAAAGATTGATTTCTTCACTGGATTTGGGTTCCATTTTAAGTTATGAAATTCTCGACAAAGTTTTATCTTGTTGTAGTTTCAATTGTACTTTTCTTTCTTATATATAGCATAGGGAAATTCTATCATGTTATTTAATAAAAGTGATGTTTTCGAGATGTGCGAAAAGATCGCACCAAAATATAAGTTTGAGCCCTCACTTATTAAAGCATTGTGTCAACAAGAATGTGAGCATCGAGTTGTTGGTAAAGATGGGAAATTACATTTTAACCCAGATATTTTTCGAGCCGATAAAGTTAGACTTGAACAAAATTATTACGATAAATATGTTGAAAGACAAAATGAATTTGCTTCTACAACTGAAGGATTGTTTGCGTTGTCTTGGGGTATTATGCAAATTATGGGGTTATCTCTTAAGGAATTAAAATTCTTTGAGTGGTTTTTTGACCAACAATCTGAAGCAACAAAAATCTTTTTAGGAAATCCTTATAGTGAACTTACTGTCCCGAAGGCACTTAATTGGCTTGTTGTAAATCTTGATGCAATGGTCGAATGGGGTTGCAAGTGGTTAGACCGGAAAAGGACTTTGGCTAAGGGAGATATAAACAAAATGTTAGATTTTTGGAATGGATGTTCAGACGGTTCATATCATAAAGAAGTGTTAGAGAAGCAGAAAAATCTAATGTAAAAATCTATTCTATTATAAAGGAGATTTTAAGATGCTTAATATTCATCTCGAAACCCCGAAACATTTAACGATGCCTCAAAGAATTGGACTACAAAAAAAGTTGGTACAGATACTGTCTAAGAAGTATAAAGAAAATCCCACAGAGCAAAACGCCAAGGATCTAGACAATGAAATACGCATAATGAAAACCTATGACCCTATAATTGATATTGATTGCTTAACAAAGTAATTATTATCTATTATATACCTTTCTCAGGGAAGAACATTTTCTTAAAAATAGTTCTTGCTTCTTAATTTAATTTAACATAATATCACACCAACATTATTAGGGAATTTAATCATGGGACTAAAATTAACCCTGCTACCTAAAATTGACCGCAAAAAAGTTTATCGCTTAGTGCAATTTTATAATATCTCACAAACAAAAATTGCGAACGTACATCGCACTTCTCCTCAAATGATCCATAATATTCTCACAAGAGAAGGATATAATAGTCAATTAGAGAAAACCACTATGACGGTCCTAAGAATGGTAAACAAAAAACACAAAACAAATTTCTTAATTGAACAGATGTATAAGGATAAATAATGAGCTGGATAGTGTTAGGTGGTATGTTATTGTTTTTATTAATCGGTGTTGAGAAAGTAATAGGCATAATAATATTTGCAGTGAGGGATGCGGTAGAGATTGAAGTATTAGAACAAAATAAAAACACAGAAGAAAAGGGGAATTAATTTTTTATAAACAAAGATACATGAGTGTGTCAAATGTCAAATTCATTCAAACCAACAATCGGGGATAGGAAGTTCAGCGTGATTTACAGTGTCATCCCTCCGAGATACAAAGCAAACAAAGTTGATGAAGCAAGCGACCCCAAAATCGAGATCGAACAAATTGAGGAAGGCGGGGACATCGTGGACGCTACGATTGATCTTATGACCCGGACGGCAATAGAATCTTTAGCCCTTGCTCATTATTACGGTGGAGGTAACTAATGGCTTTCAGAATAAAGATAGACACACCAGACATTGATATTCAAGGCAAAGAATCAATAACAGACCACAAAGATTTTGATTTAACTCCGTCTGAGTTTATGGTAGATTTTGACATAACCATCGAATACCGAGAATGGGGGATAAGGGATATTTCTATCTATGCGACAAAAGTTAGTGGGAGTGTTTTTCTAACCGATATGGACACTAACGAAGAGAAGGAAATTGTTTGTAATGATTTTAAGATAGAGAACGATTTTGAAACTAGCAAACTTCCAGTGAAGATAGAAAATCTAAACATTGATTTGAAAGATAAAATAATTTTTGTGAGTTAATTATGGATTTTTCAAATACACCCTTAAAGGGAAAGGATTTATTGAATAAAGACGCTATTAAAGTTGGTGAGAGATTCAAAGTAAATTATTTACTCGATCACATGAGGGAATTGAAGTTGATTGACAGCGGAAAGAAGCATGAAAAATTTGTTAAGGATATGGACTTGTTGTTAGAGAGAGGATTTGTATTGAAGGAAAGACAAGTAACCTATCTTGATGGATTATTTAATAAAATATTTGATGGAGAAGTAAAATGACAAAGCTCGAACTTGCTTTGATTACATCGTTAATAATTTCCATTGTGTTAATATTTGTGCTTTCCTATTTGTTAAAACAGGCACATAAACTTGCCAATGAATATTATGCCAAGTACCGAACAGAACAAAATAATTGTAGCTTGTTAGAGCAAGAGAAGAAGATTGTACTTGACAAAATAAAAAGTGTAAATGCTTTAATAAAATCAGCATAAGGAGAATAATATGATAAAAATAAAGGCACAATTTACTGGAGTTATTTCTACTGGAGAATATGAAAATGAAAGACCTTTTTTTGAAATAGAAGAAGAAGTTGAAAAATCAACCGATGAGGTTTTAGTTCAAAGGCATAATGAACTCTATAAAATGTGTAGAGATATGTTTGATATGGTACAAAAACAATCTTATGTCAAACGTATTGCGAAACAAAGAGAAGGAATAAGATTCTATCCGCCAGAGAATTATCCTTCTGTAACCTCTATTATTGGTTGGGATGAAGATTTCTTTATGTCGCCAGAAGAATTAGCACAACACGGAGCGAGAGGAACTATCTTACATAAACTTTCAGAGGTGTTTGATAATACCAAAGAGTGGAAAGATCCAAAAGATTTCCCCGAACTTTACCCTGATCTTGTAATCCTTAAAAAAGGCAGTTTACATCTTCCATTGGACGATCAAAACTATCCTGGTTTCATAGAAGAATATCCAATTAAATTTTTATCTCACGAAACAATAGTAAAGAATCACGAACATAAATACGCTGGACGACAAGATGCTGTTGGGATTCCTATTGTAATCGAAGAGAACAAAATTAAAGCGAATAGTTGGGCTAAAATGGGAGTTAAACCAGTCCTTACTTTGTTTGATAAAAAGTTCGGTGCTATGGACGAACACAAATATATGCAACAACTAACAGCTTATTGGAATTGTCCAGAGAACATTGACGTTAAACAAATCATTCTTATTCACTTGAATAAAAGAACTGAACAAGGATTTTCAAAACCGAAAGTCTGTACAGAAAAAGACAAATATTTTTCGTTATTCTTGAACAATAGAGAAAATTTCAAAAAACGATTTCAAATATAAAAGGAGAACATCATGGCTTTTCAAGAAGTAAAAGTAGAAAATGCAATCACACTAACAAAATTCCCGAATCACCCACTTACGGGTTATTACTTGGGACACAGAACAATTACCTCAAGTTTCAAAGAACAAATAATCCACGATTTGAAAATTGTAGGTGGCGAAAAAGACGGGAAGAAAGTTTCTATTTATGGGTTTACAAGTCTTAACAGAAGTCTCGAATCGGTCGAAGCTGGGACACTTGTACGAGTTACTTATTTAGGTAAGTCAACAGAGAAAAATAAATACGGCAATACTTCTCATATCTGTAGAGTTGAATTTGATTCTGAAAAAGTTGACGAAACTCTAAAAACACAACAGCACGAAGAAGGCGCGCAAGATGGCACTGACGATGATCTTCCCTTCTAAATTATGAAACTTTTTTGCTCAAATACTAAACTCGGATTAATTCCATTATATCCAGACGATCTTGATGAGAAGAAAAAACTCAAGATGGGCGAAATCTATTCATGTGAAATTAAATTGGCAAGGAATTATGAGTTTCACAAGAAGTTTTTCGCATTATGTAAAATGGGCTTTGAGAACTCAAAAGAGAAATTCATTAAAGCTCCGAATCTTGACATATACAGAAAATATGTAATTATCCGTTCTGGATTTGTTGATTTAGTACAAACCCCAAGTGGGATTATTCCTTTTCCTCAATCTATTTCATTCGAGAATATGGACGAAACAAAATTTCAAGAAGTTTATGGGGGAGCTTTAGATTTTATTATGGAAGATATCGAGGCGAGTAAAGAAGATATAGAAAACGAGTTGGGAGATTTCTTTTAATTGACAGTGTAATGGATACAACCTTAGAGAAACTAAGTAAAAAATAACATATATGCAACTTACCCGATTATGGTAGTTGCTTAGAAACTAAAATTAGAGGATAAATTTTAATGGATGAAAAAATAAAATTGAACGACCAAGATAATAATTCGGGTAGAGTTGCGAGTTATTATACGAGCCCGCTCGCTCTAAGAAATGAGTACAAAGCCGAAAGTGGATACGATATTCAACACGTTATTGACAACGAAGATGAATCTTGTATTGGTGTACTTATTCACTATATCAAAAATCTCGAAGGCAAACTGGTAAGAAAAGCGGGTAAGTAACTCACAATTCCTTGCCGGAGCCTGTTATTATAGCTCGCTCCGCTCGCTATAATAACAATTTGGCAGTTGTGCCGCAAAAAACGAGAGAGAAAATTTAGTATGAAGAAAATATTTAATAACATAAAAAACCCAAACTTCTTAACCGATATTTTTTGTCGGTACGAAGTGCAAGTTATATTTTTTTTACGGTAATTATGGGACTATCATCTCATCAAAACACCGTAGGGAAAAACCAAGAATGGCTAACGCCCAGATATATATTAGAACCGCTTGGAAAGTTTGATTTAGATCCGTGCGCACCAAAACGCAGACCGTGGGGAATAGCTAATAAGCATTTTACTGTGGATGGATTAGAACGTAAATGGTTTGGAAGGGTTTGGTTAAATCCACCGTTTGATAGATACACAATCGGTTTATGGTTAAAAAAAATGGCTGAACATAATAACGGTATTGCATTGATCGCAGCACGAACCGAAACAGAAAACTTTTACAACTATGTGTGGGATGTAGCAACAGGAGTTTTGTTCATTAAGAACAGACCCCACTTTTGTTATGTAAATGGGACGATGGCAAAATTTAATTCTGGAGCGCCAATATGCTTAGTAGCTTATGGTGAGATAAACTTAAAGATCTTAATTGAAAGTGGCTTAGGAGTGACAGTAAAAAAAATATAACGTAGTGGCAACTTACACGTTTGCGGCTCAATAAAATAAACTGGAGAATAGACCAATGATACAAAAACTATTAGAAGAATTTGCAAAACCATTTTACCGATTGAACATTGGCGGTATAGAAATAATACCCGATTCTAAGAAGGAATTCACTGGAGTAAGCCATCGAGAATTATTCAGTTTCATTAATGACCTTTTGAATGTGCGTGCATGTAAAATAAAAAAGAAGCAAGCAAATCGTATACAGTTGCAAGTTATGCAGAAAATTGCGGAGTTGATAGAATACCACAAACAAGAAGCATCAGAACCATATTTAACATTAAAGAGCATATCAAAATTAAAGAAGTTTGAGTTAAAGGTATTGAATAACTACAAAAGGAAAATGAAGAAGAAACATCAAGACTGGATTAAAATATTAGAGAGCAATTTTACGGCATAACGCCGAAGCTAAATGGCGCGAGTGATAAAATAGAAATAACTAACTAAACCAAAAACTGCCACGTAACGAGCGTCCATTTGAGCGACTTGTTATGTGGCAAAACAGAGCGAGGATTTATGAAAACGGATTTGAAGGTAAGCGCGGATATAAACGCAGGGATGGATCAACTCGGAAAATTTTTGAACGATTTATCGGTAAAACTTGGAATAGCCGGAAAAGAATTGTTGCCATACTACGCAAAGAGAGTATTCTTGCGCGGACTACAAAGAATAATTTTCGGGGCATTGGTAATGATATTGCCATATCTATTATTTTTTGTAAATCCATTTCCAGAAACGTATAAAGATTATTGGATGTTGGCAAGAATACTGTTTTGCATAACGACAACGTGGAAAGGGCTTGATTGGATTACTGATTGGATTGAAGAAATTGGCGCACCGGAATCGGTTGCGATACAATGGTTACTGGATGAGTTCAGAAATTTTATTAAAGCGGTAAGATAAAAAGCGCGGTGGCGTTTTGTCCACATAACGGAGTTGCAATTGTGCCGATTGCGGACACTGTAAATAAAATTTTATGAACGAAATAACTAACATATTAAACAACAAAAAATGCCGATCAAGAAAGCAATTCGGACACGAATTGCGAGTTATATTTTTTGGCGGCGGGAGATTGTAAAAATGACAAACAAAGAAATTAAAGAAAACATTTTAGAACAAGCAGAAGAGCTTGAAAAACTTTTAACCGACAGAATTAGTGAGCTATATAATTTAAGCGGAGCTGCACAAGGACAGTTCTTTCAAGGTGCAAGACACACTTTTTGTTATTACAGAGATTATACTTGGAAAATACGGGACTTGGCGAGACAGATTGCAGAAGTAAAGCCAGCCGCCAAATAAATATAACGGTTCTTTGCCTAAACCGATTGCGGACTTAGAAAAACAATGATAAATAATTTATTAACTAAAAATAGCCGACCAAACTCAAATCAAGAATTGCGAAAGCAATTCGGATTTGAGGCAATAGTTATATTTTTTGGCGGCGGACATTAAAGGAGAAACAGAATGGAAACATTAGCAGTCCTTAACGGAATATTTTTTATAGTAAATATTACAATAAACGCTATGCAAGGAAATTGGGCGGCAACAGCAGGATGGTTTTGTGCATTGTGTTGGGTATTTAATTGGTATATAAAAGCCGCCAAATAAATATAACGGAGTGGCGGCTAAACTGCTGCGGAAATAAAAGAAAGGAAATAATAAGATGGACGTTGAGAAAATTAAAAAGTGGATTGCGAACATAGAGCATTTTGAACCCGATTTAAGTTTAGGGACGTGTAGGACATTAGGTGACATTAAAAAAGAACTTGACAAGAGCAGTCAGTTTGAGCCGCAAGTTAAGGTGCAAATTGCGGAAATTACAGAGGATTATATAGAAATTGCTTTTAATAAAATTGTTACAGTAACAGATAGTAAGGATTTTTTTGAAAGAGATGGCTTCGCAGAATGCAACAAAGTTCAATTACACGCAATTATTATGCAAATATGGTTACATAGCAATTTGTCAACATAACAGATCAGCGATAAGACGCAAAAGAGTAAGAAGGAAAATTTAATTAATGAACAAATTTAATAACATAATAACTACAAAAATTGGAACGAATACTTTTGTCGTTCTTGATTGCGTAGTTAGTTTGCTTTGTGGCGGACACAGGAGATAATAAATTGGAAGAGAAAATAATATTAAAAGGGATAGTAGCAACGGGTTATATGATGGACAACTTTAGCGGAATAGACTTAATACAAGAGGACGGCTATAAAGTTGACTTGATAACCAGATTGAAAGAGTTTGTATATAATTATGGTAAAAAAATAACTGTTAGATATTGGGTTGCAGAGAAAAGAGAAGAAGATGAGAATGTAAAAAAGAATACGTTAAAGAAAATTATGGGAGTATTAGAGGCGGAATACGAAACAAGTTATTATGAGTATAGCGAATATACAAGTGTAACTGATTACGATACAGTATTTAACATTGACAAACACAACCTATATGCGGAATTGATGGGAGTGCAAGGGAAATATTTGATATTAGAAGTGGAGAAAGCCACAAAGTCAAACTAACGGCGTGGTTTTTCACTTGCCGCATCGGAAGATAAATGAATGAAAATATTAAACAAAATACTAAACATTAAATTAACAATCGCCTCGCTATTCGCGGTCAAGTGCAAAAACTTGTTATGCTTTTGCGGGCGGAGAAGGAGAAGATAAATGGAAGTCATAACAGGAAAAATTTATAAGTGTTCTTTTTGTGGACATCGAACCCTAACAAAAAAAGGTATGGAATTACACGAGGGAACATATTGCAAAAAAAACAAGAATTCAATAGCATTAATGGATATAGAAGATTATGGAGAATCACAAGAAATCAGACGTGGTGATTATTCCTCAGACGAACTAGCGAGAAATAATGCTTGGCAAATGGGTATTTAGAACGCAAGCCCGCAATAAGCATAACTATCTCTTATATAGAATTTATTCTTGATAATATTTATGAACAAACATAAACGGGAATTATATGTTAGAAGATGATTTCAGATCGGTTTGCAGATTAAACCACTTTGCTACAAAGACAGAAAATACTTACTGGAGTTTTTGTTTGCAATTTATTCTATTCCATAATAAGAAACATCCGGCGGAACTTGGTAAAAAAATTGGTTATTAATCACAATATTCTTATTTTTAGTTAGCTTATGAAACGTATCTTAACAATATTTTTATTATTTGCCCCAAAAGATAAGGAATCTTGCCCTAAAGGTACGATTCATAAGCACTTATTTTGCGGGGCATTTTTTATTGGAATGTTATAATGAAAATATGTCGAATTTGTTTAATCGAGAAAAAAGAAGACGAGTTTTATCCGAGGATGGGAGTTTGTAAAATTTGCCACAATAAAAGATGCAGAGATTGGGCAATCAAAAATCCCAAAAGAATATTGAGCATTAATCTAAGAGCAAAAAATAAGGCTAATAAATTACGGTATGATTGGTTATCAAAACATAAACGAAGACATCGGGGTATATACGTAACAAATGGGAAATTCCAAGCAACTTATCAACATAAAAGGAAACGATATTATTGTGGTCTTTTTGATACTATGGAACAAGCAATAAGGGCATATAGAAAAAAAGAGAAAGAAATTACCGGCAAAAATAGAATTCCTCTAAAACCAACTTTTAATTACAAAAATAAAACCGTGAAAATTCCGTTGTGCAATTATGGAAGAGCAAATTCTAAACATTATGGTAAATTCACAACGATTATTGATTTAGGCGATTATAAAAAAATTAAAGATTATTCTCTATCAATTAATGGTGGTTATGTTGTCTTATCTATAAACGGATCGTTGGTCAGATTGCATAACTTTTTATTTGATAGCGAAAATACAGATCATAGGAATGGGAATAAACTAGACAACAGAAAATCTAATTTTAGAAAAGCAACTCATACCCAGAACGCAAGAAACAGTAAAAAACCTGTCCATAATGGACTTTATCATAAGAACACAAGTCCATATAAAGGTGTAACAAAAAGAAACGATTATATGTATAAGTATAGAACAAGAATAAGGGTTGATGGAAGATTAATAAGTTTGGGCACTTATGATAACGAAATAGTCGCAGCAAAAATTTACGATGCAGCGGCAAGAAAATATTTCGGTGAATTTGCTTGTTTGAATTTTCCTCAGAGACAAGAAAGGGGGGCAATTTAATATTGTACACTCACATTTCTCAAAAGCAGATTAAGAATTACAAGAGTCCATTGGATTTAATGAATAGTAATAGAAATTCTGAAACACTAAAAATTTATAAAATAGCATGACCGAACACGACAAAGTACAAAATGATATTTCCGGTTCATTAAAATCCGAACTAAAGGCAGCAGAGTTATTTGGCGAATTCGCTAATCTAAATAATATTATAAATGAATAATGAAGAAACACATATTGCCGTCCAAAACGATATTCTTTTATCGAGAGAATCGGAGTTGAAAGCCGCCGAGATCTTCACTGCTTCCGGATATTTGGTTTATGTCCAATTTATAAAACCTCAAGCAAAAACATTAGAAGATATAGAAAGCAATTCGGACTTTGGAGATATTATTATTTTTAAGCCCGGTGGTTCTAATGCAGTTGTGGAAGTAAAAAGATTATCGAGTGCAAACGCCTTCGCATATTTTTGTGAGGCAAAGGATTTTCGGAACGGGATCATTGTTGATCGGAAACAAACGTATGACAAGAAGTTCATCAAGCCGGTGTTATATCTAACATTCAATCATCCTATGAGTTATTTCTTTCTGATAGAGTGTAAGAACAAAGAAGACTGGACCGTAAGAAAAGAGTATTGTGTTACCACAAAGAAAATGGAAGATTATTATGTGAGCAAAGCTATTGATTGTCAGTTCTATGAGACTGAAGATAAATTAAAAACAAGTCCTTAGTTGGACACACTCCAAGCGAGAGATGAGATCGCATCAAGTCTCTTGCTCTTATTAAGGGAAGAATATGAAACTTAATATTTCAAAAGATTTTAGTTTACCGATTGATGCAGTTACACAAACCTTTTCAATATTAGCTAAACGAAGGGTGGGGAAAACATATACCGCTTCAGTTATGGCCGAGGAAATGGTAAAAGCGAAACTTCCATTTGTTGTTTTAGATCCTACTGGTGCATGGTGGGGATTACGTTCCGGTAAAGATGGTCGGTCCGAAGGTGGTTTGCCTGTTTATGTCATTGGTGGCGAACATGGTATTCCTTTGGAACCGACTGCCGGGAAAGTAATAGCCGAACAAGTAGCAACTTATCCTTCTTTTTATGTAATAGATATATCTCAATTTGAAAGTAATGCAGCACAAGATAGATTTGCAACAGATTTTGCTGAAAGACTTTATCGAATAAAAGAAAAAAATCGTGAAGTAATGCACCTTTTTATTGACGAAGCTGATGCTTTTGCACCACAAAGACCTATGCCCGGGCAACAAAGAATGTTGGGTGCGTTTGAAGTGTTGGTAAGAAGGGGTGGAATACGTGGTATCGGTATTACATTAATTACTCAACGTCCAGCAGTTATAAATAAAAACGTACTTACTCAAACAGAGTGTTTAATCGTTCTACAAACTACTTCTCCGCAAGATCAAGATGCTATTGAAGAATGGGTAAAACGGAATGGTAGTGATGAGGAAAGAAAAACTTTAATGTCTTCTCTCGCTTCATTAAAAAGAAGTGAGGCGTGGATTTATTCACCTGCTTGGTTAGAAGTATTCAAACGAATCAACATTAGAGAACGTGATACATTTAATTCTTCCGCAACTCCGAAAGCCGGGGAAAAACAAATTAATAATCCGTCCCTTAAACAAGTTGATATAGAAAAATTAAGTCAGCAGATCAAAGCAACTATTGAGAAAACAAAAGAGAACGATCCAGAGATACTGAAAAGGAAAATCCGGGAACTTGAAAGGAATCAGAGTATTAAAAATGTTGTTAGTCCTGATATGCTCTTAGTCAATAATCTGAAGGAAACAATAAAAGGACAGGATAAAGAGATCATCCAATTACGGAAACAGTTGTTACAAACGAATGAAACTATTAAACTCACATTCCAAAAGACTTTGAAAACAGTAAAATCTTATGTGGATAAAATAGATTTTTCAGAAATAGATATTCCTATAATTGTAGTAAACACACAAAATGAATTTTTCAAAATGGCTACAACTCCAAACACTGATAATTCTGTTATAGGGAAGATAATAATTAAGGAAAAATTTAATCAATCTCCTTGTAAAACAACAATCCGTGATGGAGAAATAAAACTTAAAGACGGGGCTAAAAGAATGTTGGCTGCTGCTGTAAAGTGGAATCCTCTTGGAATAACTGGTTCTCAAATGAAAACACAAGCCGGGATAAAGCACGTTAATACTTTTAGCACTTATAAAACTCAATTAATTAGCGTGGGGTTGTTGTTTCTAAATAGTGGTAGCGGTTTATTCTACCCTACTGAAGAAGGGATAAAATATTCTGGCGATACTCCGAGTGCAGAAACAACAGAAGAAGTATTGGCGTTATGGTTGCCTCACTTCAAAGATGGTGCAAGAAGAATGTTGAGGTTTTTAGTAACTCTAGACGGTAAGGCAATCACACACGAATCTTTGATGCAAGAAGCGCGCATCGAACATCCGAATACCTATAGTACATATAAGACACAATTAAAGTCTGCTCATCTTGTGGTAGAAAATGACGGTATGATTTCAGCAAATAAGGAAACATTATTCTTATGACAGAAGAAACAAACAAAATAGTAGATTCAATAGAGAAAGATAATAATGAATTAGAGTACAGAATAAACATTAGCATTGATTTGTTCTGGAAAATCGCACCAGAGAGCACCCTTGAAAAAATGAGACAAGAAAAATTAAAATTCATCTTGAATTATAATGCAGAAGCATTTTTTAGAGATAAACAAAATTGTGCAAAATTTATGAACATGATAGCAAACATAAAAACATGAATAACAAAAAAGCAAAACTAATCCGGAGAACCACAAAAGAAGAAATAAAAACAAATTATGATTCTCTTTATGAAGCGGTTGCGGATAACGGAATAATAGTACGGTTTATTTTTGATGGTAAAGTATTAATCAAAGCAAAAGAGCAAAAGTTTACAATATTTAATAATTACGTTAATGATCTCACTGGTGCAGCAAGAACTAGTCCGGACGTAAAGGTTCAGAAAGCAATTCACAAGTTTAGCAGAAAAGTAGGTAAAAGCATCAACAAAGAAATGAAGAATGATTTACAGTTGCTTTATAAAACAATCTGTGATCAGGTTTGGTATATAAGATTTGCCTTTGCAATAAAGGTATTGGCAAAAATAAGTTCATTCAAGTTTGTTCTGACTAATAAATACGTTACTGAAGGACAAGAAAAAATAATTGATGAAGTAAGAAGTCTGGTAAAAGAAGTATAGCGGATGAAAAATAGTTGTTGATTGTTAAGTTTCTTTTTTGTAGAATGTAGTATCGCTAAATAAGTTTAGGTAACATCAATGATAAAAACGAACATACTTTCCCATGCCTTTGTAAAAGCAATTCCATTCTATGGTTGCCGACAACTATTTAGCGATAGTCGTAGAGGCATGGGTTTATTTTATACAGGCACACCATGATTGATAATAAAACATTGCAGGAATATCTGGACAACAAATTAATTACGAAACAAAAACATCCTTCTTTAGACCTATTTATTTACAACTATACACCAGAATGTGTTTTCTCTAAGAAGTGGGATAAGGTCACAAAAACTTGTAGGGGCTTAATTTTAGATATTAACAATGAAATTGTTGCACGACCATTTGAAAAGTTTTTTAACTATGGAGAGATTGAAGAATCTTTGCCTAATAGAACGCCTAAGATTTATAAAAAACTTGATGGTAGTTTAATTATTGTAACTTGGTATAATAACGATTTGATTGTTTCAACAAGAGGAAGTTTTGTTTCGGAACAATCACAAATTGCAAGAAAAATTTTATTAGCAAATTACCCGCTAATAGAAAAAATTAAATCTGATGAAGGATTCACTTATTTATTTGAATATACAAGTCCATCCAATAGAATTGTAATTTTATATCCCGAAGAAAGATTAACACTTTTAGCCGTTATTATAAATTGGGATGGTAGAGAATGTAATCTCGATTATTGGAGATCGTTTGATTTTATCAAAGTAGTTGACGAATATAAAGCGGAATGGAGTGAGGACACAATCCAACAGTTGCTTGATCTTAACCTGAATAACGAAGAAGGATTTGTTCTGAGATGGGACAATAATTTTAGGGTTAAAGTGAAGTTTGCTGAGTATTTTAGATTGCACAAATTGATAACAGGACTTAACGAAAAAACTATTTGGGAATTTCTAAGAGACGGCAAAGATGAAGATGAATTAATAAAACAAGTACCGGAAGAATTTGAAAAATGGGTTCAGGGAATTGCAGATAATTTATATGGCAATTATAATAAGATTTTTGATGAATGCTTAAATATTCTTAATGAAAATATGTTAAGAGAATTATCACGGAAAGACGCTGCCATAATAATTATCGAGAAAGCAAAACAATATCAATCTATTTTATTCCCCATGTTAGACGGTAAAGAACGACTTATAACTGAAAATATTTGGAAACTCATAAAACCAAAATCAAACAAATATTTCAAAGAAATAATCGTAGAGGATATATGAAAGTTTTATTTCTTAAAGGGTTGCCCGGAAGTGGTAAAACAACATGGGCAAGAGAATTCTGCTCACAAAACAAAGATTGGGTTCGTGTGAATAGATTTGATTGTGATTTGGATGAGTGTATCAAAAGAGATTTGAGACGTTCCAATTCTGTTGGCAAAGATGTTATTCTGAAAATGTATAATGATTATCTAAAACCGAAAGTAGAGCAATATTGTCCTAAACTGGAACTGCAAAATTGTATTATCTGTGATCTTGACGGGACGCTTGCCTTGTTCGGGGATAAAAATCCTTATGAAAGAGATTTTGAAAACGATATTCTTAATAAAACGGTCGCTTTGATTTTACAGAATTTAACCGACAATCTAATTATTTTATCTGGTCGGTCTGATAAATTCCAAATTGTTACAGAAGAATGGTTGGCGAAAAATGATGTTTTTTATAGAAAGTTGTATATGAGAAAAGAAGGTGATGTTAGGAGAGATTGTGTTGTTAAGAAAGAAATGTTTGATTTTTTTATTAAAAATAGATATAGCCCTATCCTAATTTTAGACGACAGAAATCAAGTTGTGGAACTTTGGCGATCAATGGGATTAACGTGTTTTCAGGTTGCAGATGGGAACTTTTAGAATGCCATTAAAAGAAAAGCTTATAGGCACAAACTAATGGCAAGAAAACAAAAAATGGTAGTAGATTACTTCCCTCATTATGTCAATGACGGTAAAACTATTTTCATTCTTGAATCGAAATTTGGCAACGATGGATATTCTTTTTGGTTTAAGTTATTAGAAATACTTGGTAAATCTCCCAAACATTTTTTTGATTGTAGAGACACTTACAACTTTAATTTCTTGTTAGCTAAGACCAGAGTTATAGAAGAAAAAGCAATAGAAATTTTAGATTTATTGGCGGGGTTAAATGCGATTGATCCTGATTTATGGAAAGAGAAAATCTTATATAGTGAAAATTTTATTGGTAATTTAGACACTGTTTATAACCGTAGAGACACCCAACCAGCGACCAAAAAAGAGATTAATGATAACATAAATGACTTGTCAAAGATATTAATGTCAACAGAAATACCACAAAACGAAGATAATGTTAGCAAAAGTACACAAAGGAAAGGAAAGGAAAGTAGAGTAAAGGAAATTATTATACCGGAAACATTAAAAAGTATTTCTAATTTTATCCAGACATGGAATGAGTGGACAGAATACAGAAAAGAGAAAAGAAAAACACTAACCCCTAAGAGCATAAAATTACAATTTAAGTTTTTACAAAAACAAACAGATCCAATCGCAACCATTAATCAATCAATCCAAAATGGTTGGGAGGGATTATTCGAGGTAAAAAATGGAAAACAAAAATCTCCCGGTGCAACAGACGACTACCTTGCAAAACAATCAGCAGAACGATTACTTAGAAAAGGTTTCTAATAAACTAAGTATTTACGGCAAGGGTGAAGTTACAACCGAGTGTTTAGCGAAAGGTAAGAAAATAATAAAAGCATCCAAACCCGAACTGCCTAATGGATGGTATGATGTTCTTGATTATATGATTGAGGAAAATGGATTTACTGATCAAAGATTTATAGATGCTGTTGAAGTAATGATAACAACTTGCGTATATCCTAAACCCTCTCATGCGGATATTTTGAGTTACGATAAATTCATTGATGCTTATACTTGGGAAGAACTGCTTGACAACGTAAGGAATGCCTCGCCGGAATATCGCGGAAAATATTTACAGAGCTTTGTAAGAATAATTCATTATGGTGAAGAACGATGGTGTAAGAGGGAAGATGCAACCAAGTATAAATTAGAACTTTGGAAACCGCCAATAAGACTTGCAACAAAAGAAGAACTAAACCCATCGGAAGAAATAGAGAGTGGAGAGACAGAAAATTTATCATTATCTGATTTGGTAAAGTCTATGAAACAACCCCCAGATTTTAATAATCTCGGAGTTAATAAAAAACTTATCAAGAAATTATCCCTACAAGAAAGAGAAAAACGCAGAAAGAAGTTTGAGGCAATTTTAGAAACAAAAAAAGGAGAAATAAAATGATACTTAGCAAAGAAAAAGGAACGAGAGAGAAAGATGAAGGAATATTACAGAAAAAGTATTTACAGTTGACTGGTATGATAAAGCTAATTGAGGGAATAGTATGACCGAAGAACTGAAATGGCAAAAAGAAAAACCGGATTATGCTTGTGTGTTTTTGACAAGGCATAACGGTAATTATGAACTATGGCGGTTTAGTTGGGAACAAGGCGAACCGCCGGAAGATGCAACGGTGGAGGAAGAAGAAACTCGTTTTTATTATTTATCGTGGCAAACCGAAGACGGAGACGAATGGGACGAAATTAGCGAATGTGATTTTGACGAATATCTTGTCTTGGAAAAATTATCCACAATGACCGAAGTACATCAACAATGGATTAAATCAATGACGGGTGGGGAATGAGAAAGAAGAAAACAATATTTTAAGCCAAAGGAGAACAAGAAACGAAAAACAATCGAACTTCACTATACAAAAGAGTAGGGATAAACTTCCGAAAGTATATTCAACTAAGAGACGTTATAAAGTCTGCCTCCGGTGAACTTATTGCAAAGTGTATTGCTTGTGGTAAGCTGTGGATATTAAATACAAGCACAGACTGGAAAAACTTTGTAGCATCTCATTATTGGCTTGCAAATTTATATCAATCAGTAGAGCTCGATGAACAAAATGTAAATGGTGGATGTGCTCACTGCAACAGAAGACTACACGGAAATTTAGCCAATTATCAAATTCATCTGGTAGAAAAAATAAGTCAAGAGAATTTTGATGAACTCAACATAAGAAGAAATCAAACTAAGAAATACAGTTATGACGAACTAGAGGAACTTAACGAAAAATACCTCACAAAGATTCAAGAAGAAAAACAAAGATTAGGGATAAAGTAAATGAAGTTGAAACAATTAGAGGTAGATAAATGAAAAAGATACTATTCGCAATAGCTCTAGCTTATTTAGTAGTACGGTATTATAAAATGCTGAATGAGTTGGACAGTTTATTCGATGAAGGGGAAATTTATGAATAAGACAAACATAAATTGGTGTGATTTTTCTTGGAACCCAATAACTGGATGTACTAAGATTGCTCAAGGATGCAAGTTTTGTTATGCGGAGAGGATCGCTAATAGATTTTGGAAAGACCGGAAATTCGCAGATGTTCAGTTCCACCCCGAAAGATTAAACGATAAAAAATTAAACTCTAAAAAACCAATGCGGATATTTGTTAATTCTATGAGTGATCTATTCCACGAATCATTATCATTTGAAATTATAGAACAAGTCTATGATGTGATATTTAATCAACTTATAAATTATCCACAGCACGTTTTTATGATATTAACCAAGAGGACAAAAAGGGCAAAAGAATTTTACGAATGGATGCACAAAAAACATAGATCAACTGATTGGGGTAACGTCTGGTTTGGTTTTTCTGCTTCAACACAAAAAGATTTAGATGCTGGAATTGATAATCTGTTAGAAATTGATGCGATGATAAAGTGGTTAAGCATCGAGCCGATGTTAGAAGAAATTAATTCCAATCCAATAGTAAACTGGATAGTCATAGGATGTGAAGGCGGACATAATCGCAGATTTTTTAATAATGAATGGGCAGTTGGTTTAGCTGGCATTTATAGGGCGATGAATATACCCGTTTGGATAAAACAAATCCGAGACGAAAAGAACAATGTGATTGAGGATGTAAATTTATTTCCAGAAAGACTTAGAATACGTCAATTACCAACGATAAAAGGATTATAAAATGAGTTGGTCAATAGGATACGACAATAATTGGAATAGAGACATAGGTTACGGAGTACCAGCGATTTGTGATTATCCAGGATGTGACAAGAAAATAGATAGAGGGTTATCATACGTTTGCGGGGGCGATGCTTATGGTGGAGAATGGGGTTGTGGATTATTCTTTTGCAGTGAACATCAGGAATATAGTTCTAAGGGAATAATGTTATGCGAAAAGTGTAATAAAAACAAAGGACCATTTGAGCCCAAGCCGGATATTGCTGAATGGATTAAACATAAGCTCACCGATGAAAGCTGGAGAGAGTGGCGACTTGAGCATTCAGACTGGGTGATAGAAAATCAAAAAATATTTGAGGAATTAAAATGAAAACACTAATATTTTTATTCTTATTTATAAGTATTGGTTATGCACAAGAATATAATTTCGGACAGAGACAAGATGGATACTATGTGAAGGACTCTACTAAATGGATTATTACAGACACTCTAAATGTTGGCGACGAAAAATGTAATCACGATTGGGAAGAGGGAGAATTTTCAACGGCTGGTGCTGGGCGTGGTTGTTTAGTATATCACAATGGGGGTCATTGTAGCTATGATGATAAAGTCAAGAGTAGAATTTGTAAAAAATGTTTACGAAAAGAAAAACTGAGAGAAGAATATTATGAACACTTTCAAACAAATCCAGAAACAGAGTTTGAGAGGTTAGAGAAAAAAATAAATCCACCCAAACAAATAGAAGCAGTTATTAACCCGGTTACTTATAAAGCTATAGGCACAGCTAATCTTTTCCCAATATGGGAAGGTAAACCCGTAACGAATATTCTTAAGATGAATAAGACTTGGCAACAAGAATTTATTGATCTCTGGAAAGAATATAAGAGAGAGTGCTATGCGGATTCAACTTTAGATAAATATAAAACAGCCCTTACACGAGAAGTTGACACAGCAAAAACAAATAAATACATCAGAGAAAATCCAAACGAAAAATTCTATGGATTCTTTATGAAAGAAGAAAAGATTTATTCACACAAAGAAGCTAAACTTGACAACGACTTTATGGAATGGCTTGAAAAAAGATTAGGAGATAAATAAGATGAAATTAAAAGATTTAATCCAATTGGGAAATTGTCCTGCTTGGATAAAAGCGGATAACATTAGAGTATCAGGCGAAGATATTGAATTAATAAACGGCAGCGTGACTTGGAAGGATGGAACTTGGGAGAATGGAATTTGGGAGAATGGAACTTGGAAGTATGGAATTTGGGAGAATGGAACTTGGAAGTATGGAACTTGGAAGGATGGAATTTGGGAGAATGGAATTTGGGAGAATGGAACTTGGGAGAATGGAACTTGGAAGGATGGAACTTGGAAGGATGGAATTTGGGAGAATGGAACTTGGAAGTATGGAACTTGGAAGTATGGAACTTGGAAGTATGGAACTTGGAAGTATGGAACTTGGAAGTATGGAACTTGGGAGAATGGAATTTGGGAGAATGGAATTTGGGAGAATGGAATTTGGGAGAATGGAACTTGGAAGGATGGAACTTGGGAGAATGGAACTTGTGTCACTGGTAAATGTAAGTGGAGAGTTTTTTATAATCCAACTACAAAAATAATCAATATTGGATGTAAATCTTTGTTAGTGGATGAATGGGACAACTGGTTTTCTGGAACTGGAGAATTTCAAACAAAAAGAGGGACAAAAGAATTTGAGAATATTTATAAATCGTTTCTTATGGCTAAATATGCCATCAAAATTCATAATGAAGAAATAAAATGAAAAAATATGTTGTTTATGATTATCCGGCATTACATAATACAGATGATGGGCATGTAATGTCTGTCGAAGATACCTTAGATGCAGCGATTAAGGAAGCTGAGGACAGTTTTGGAGGCGTAATATACAGTTATGATGTTGATGGAGAAAATCTAATTAATGAAAAGTTTGAAAAATCAGTATTAGTAAAAGACATATAGAGGAGAAATAAGATGAGCCGACCAGATTTTCCTAAACCATACACAATATTAACGCCTTCTATGATTTCGAGAATTAGAAGTGGACAAGACGCTTACGATAAAAACCCTAAAGAGTATGAACGCAAACAGCGAGAATATGAGGAAGGAAGACAGCAAGAACAACAGAGAGAACGTGAAGAATATCAGAAAGGAGAACATCAATGAAAGAGATAGAAGAAATGATTGAGAAGAAAAAAACAGAATTTGAAATGCTTCTCGAAAATCTTGAATATGTAGTTTTTGAAGACAAAGTATTTTTAAGCGCATCATCTAAAAGAAGTCTTGGTCTAACATTTTCTTCCTCCATTCAAGAAGTATACAAGAAAGGGATTAACGATGCGATTAGTATATGTGATAAACGCACCGAAGAAATAAATGTGTTTTTGAAAACTGTTAGATATGATGAAACCTATCCGAAAATAAGACTTGATGAATTAGACTTTACTAAGCAACAGTTAAAACAACTAACAACAGAGGCGAAGTGATATTGATTTTTATGAAGCACAGATATACAGGGCAAAACAAGAACACTTGAATGGTTTTGATGAAGAAAAATTTAATATTAAGCGAGGTAAGTAATGAACATTAGTGATTGGATTATATTAGGTTGTATGTGGTTATTAATACCTATAACTTTGTTTATAAAATACAAACAAAACGAAAGATTCAAAAGATACCGAGCAGAAGACCAAAAACTATTTGCAGAATTTGTCAAAGGATTACTGGCTAAGAAACCAGAGGAGAAATAGAATATGAATATAGACGGCTATCCGGCAGAGGAAGAATTAACAGAAATAAGAAATTATGATTGCGTTACAGACGTTAAAGGATTTATTGAGTTATTAGAATCAGTGTGGAATAATGATTACGGAACATTTGAGCTAAAAGGTAAAACATTAAAATTAGTTACTGGTGGATGGAGTGGTAACGAAGATATATTAAGTGCCATCCCACAGATTTTCGATATGGCATATTGGTATTCATCAAAAAGGGGCGGGCTACATATTTATAAATTTGGCAATATTAAATTAAAGAGTAAACCATGAACAACACAGAAGAAAAGTTAAAAGAGAAAAGTTATGTGGCAGTCCAACTACTTGATGAAGATGATATAGAGGTTATCAATTTACCTGATGCTCTTGAAATATTAAAAGACCTATACACCAAAGAGGAAGTGAGAGAACTGTTAAAAATACAACGGCAAAGTTGTGCAACCGAATATTTTTATAATCCCAAAAGTTATCCAGCTAAAACCTTTGAAGACGCAATGAATATAATTACTTCTGCACCACAACCAATATTAAAAGGAGAGAGTAAATGAAAGCGATAAAAGATTGTAAGTGCGAAGTGAGAATTGATGATAAGAGTAAATATGGAGCGAACAAACCTTTTTCTTGGGTTGTATATGTTTCTAAGAACAAAAACCAAAACCAATTATATTTTCAATCCTTCGATGATTTTAAGACTTTGAAAGGAGTCAAGAAAAACTGGGAAACCTTCGCAAAACTAAATGGGATTAAAAACTGGAAGTATGTATGAAACATCTCTTAATCTTATAAGGAAAGAAGCTAATGCACAAATGCACACAGAACGATTTAATAATCGCCAAAGAAATGCTTTCTGGTAAAACAACAATGGAGGATATTGGCGAAAAATATGGGAGGAAGTCACCATCCGCGATAAGTCAGATCGCCAAGAGAGTCTACTCTATTTTGTTGCCTGGGGAAGAAAGGCTGAAATGGTTAAGTACAAAAGCCATTGCCATTGAGTTCAAAGAAGTGCTGCTTGTGAAGATAGAAGAAAGGTTAGGACAGAATAAAAATATCTGATTACTTTATTAAAAAAGCAGAGGAAGATTTAGAGAACCGCAAAAGAGAAAGAATCAATGGAAGACAAAAGTAATTTATTCTACAAAATAACATTTGCCGGATTATTTATAGCGGTTATTGTTATTCTCTCTTTTGGGGAAAAACTAAAGGAGAAGTTATGAACAATCAAGTAGCGAAGCCGTTTAGAATGGTACTAAACACACAAACGATTAAAGAATTAGTGAGTGAATTAGCTTCTGAGGGTGTACGTCCGGCACATTTTAAGGTTGAGACAAAAGAAATCATTGATGAAAATAACGCTGTGGTAGAAAGAATGAAAGATCACAACAAGCGAACATTAGACAAAATCAAATCTGTTGATCTTAATGAAGAGCGATATGATGCCGGATAAATTTAAGCGGGCAAATAAGAAATAGGCACTCTTAGATTAGTACCCGCTAAAACTAAATAACTAAATAAAAAACAAACTGAGGAAAATCTTATTGAGAAAAACAAAAGAGTAGTTTTATCATTAAACACTATAAGAGGGAGAGTTTGTTGAAGGGCTCTTCCTCTTTTTTATTGTTAATGGACTTGCGTCTTTATATTATTATAATTATTATTACAACAGTTATTTGATAGAATGTTTTTCGAGTGGCTTTGTGTCGTTGGTTCAAGTCCAACCTTTATACGAAAGTATATAGTAGCTCAGTTGGTAGAGCAAAAGTCAAAAAAGAGTCTTTTCGTTTGTTCCCTCGAATATAAATTTGGAGATGGCGAAGTTTACAGATACTCCAATCGGTGAAAATAATCTGTTGACGTTTATTCCTCTCCATTAAAATTTAATTTGGGCTGGTGAAGATTAGAGTTACTTCTTGGTGAAAATACTCTTATCGCTTGTTCCGCCCATTATTTTATAACTAATCCTAAGGAGAATCTTATGGCGACAATTAACACTAAACAAAAATCCAATCTTAAAACACACGAGGGCGCACCAGCCAAAATCATTAATGCAGAACAAAGATTAAGACGTTCTGTTATGGCTTGTATGCTTTGGGAAAATTCATTTTACGAAGACGGTCAATCAATAGCACAAAGAATTAAGGAAGCCGTAACACAAGTCAAACCAGAAATAGTTGCTAATATTGCAATAGAAGCAAGAGAACAGTTCAAATTAAGACACGTTCCGCTTTTACTTGTGAGAACATTGGCAAAATTAAAATATCCAGTTGCTGATGTTTTAGAAAAGGTAATCCAAAGACCGGACGAAATAACAGAATTCCTTGCAATCTATTGGGAAGAAAAAAGACAACCACTTTCCGCACAGGTGAAAAAAGGTTTAGCAAAAGCATTTAATAAGTTCAATGAATATCAGTTTGCTAAATATGATAGAGATGGTTCGGTTAGATTAAGAGATGCTTTGTTTTTGTCTCACGCCAAACCTAACGATAGGAATTCCTTAACTCCAAAAGATATATTAACACCAAAGGAAGTCTTGTTCAAAAAAATTGTTGATCAAACCTTGGAAATACCGGATACTTGGGAAGTCCAACTTTCTGCGGGTAAAGATAAAAAAGAAGTTTGGGAACGATTACTCAAAGAGAACAAACTTGGGGCGTTGGCTCTATTAAGAAATCTTAGAAATATGGAGTCAGCAAATGTTTCAAAATCCTTGATTAAAGAATCTGTTTCTAAAATGAAAACAGAAAGAGTTTTGCCGTTCAGATTTATTTCTGCCGCTCGATATGCTTCTCAACTTGAGCCGGAATTAGAAGTAGCAATGTTCAAGTGCTTGGACGGATTTGGGAAGATGTTAGGCAAGACAATCCTTTTAGTTGATGTTTCTGGTTCGATGGGGGGCCCAATTTCTGCTAAGTCTGATTTGAAAAGATTGGACGCGGCTTGTGGATTGGGAATGCTGTTAAGGGAAATTTGCGAGGAAGTAGAAATACTAACATTCTCAAATCAAGTTATACAAGTCCCGCCAAGACGTGGATTTGCATTAAGAGATGCTATTGTCGGATCGCAACAACATTCAGGGACATATTTAGGGCAAGCAATTAAAACCGTTGACGATAACCGGACTTATGACCGAATGATTGTAATAACTGATGAACAGTCTCACGACAAAGTTTCCGATTCTAAAGGCAGGGGATATATGATAAACGTTGCCTCTAACCAGAACGGAGTTGGTTATGGAAAATGGTTGCACGTTGATGGATTTTCAGAATCTATTATAAATTACATCCAAGAATATGAAAGATAAAATAATACAATTCGTTTGCCAAAAATGCGGTTGGAAGTGGAAACCAAAAAGTCCAAACATAAAACCGCGTGCTTGTCCTTATTGTAAAAGCTACCATTGGGAGAAACTCAGACAAAATTGATTAACTCCAAGAGAGGTTTGTTTGACTCTCCTTTTTTTTAAGGAGAAAAGATTGATAGAGAAATACATAAACACCATACAGAATGAAAATTGTTTTGAGTTCATAGATAAGTTACCTGATAATTCTATTGATGCGATTATTACAAGTCCTCCTTACTGGAATTTAAGATCGTATTCAACAAAGCCAATAATCTTTGATGGGTCTAAAGACTGTGAACATGAATGGGGCATGGAAAAACGTACTGATAAAAGAGGAATTACAGGCAGCAAATTAAATGGTAGAAACCCCTATATTGGCGGGGAAGCAAGAATTAACACCGTACATGGATTTTGCTCAAAGTGTAATGCTTGGATGGGTGAGTTTGGTGGAGAACCGGACTTCAGATTATATGTGAAGCACTTAGTATTTCTTTTTGACAAGATAAAGAGAGTATTAAAATCTACCGGGACTTGTTGGGTAAACTTAGGAGATTCTTACGGCGGTAGTGGAAATAGAAGCGGGCACACACCAGAGACAACAAACCTAAACACGATTACACAAGAATATGGTGCAACTGATGGTAATGCAAAGTTCACCAAAGGATATGAAAAGAGTCTACTTGGAATACCAGACAGATTCAAAATTGCTATGATTGATTCTTCGTGGAAGTTACGCAATCAGTTTGGGATATAGTCCCGGTATGACACCAATACAAGATAGTCCTTGATGTTTTTATGGGAAGCGGTACAACGGCAGAAGTTTGTTTGAGACTTGGCAGAAAATATATTGGTTGCGAATTAAATAAAAGTTACATTGAGATTGCAGAGAGAAGAATCAAAGACCTAAAAGATCAGACCACATTATTTTAACCCACCTAAATAATTTTTCATAGTAGTTTATTTCAGAGAATTTATTATTTTCAGTTAAATTAAATAGCAGAGAGTTTATTATCATGGCAACAGAAGAGAAAAAAGAAAAAAATAAATCTGCTGAAGGGAAAGAACAAACCGAAATAGAGAAAGTCCTAGCTGGGCTTAAACTTAACCCCAAACAATTAGCTTTCTGCGAAGAATACATTTTAACAATAAACGCAACAAAATCTTATCAAAAGATATATGACTGTGATTATGAGACGGCAAAAGCATCCGGTCCAAGACTGTTAGCAAATGTTAGAAAATACATCAATTTGAGAATGTCGGATATTTATGAGAATCTTGGAATAACACCAGAGAGAATCCTAAAAGAATATGCAAGGATTGCTTATTTCGATCCGCAGAAATTATTGAACGAAGACGGTACGCTAAAACAGATGAGTGAAATAGATGAAGATACGAGAGCTGCGATAGCCGGGGTTGAAGTTGAGAACTTGTTTGAAGGCAGGGGCAAAGACAGAGAATGCATTGGCACAGTCCATAAATTAAAAATTGTAGATAAGAAAGGCGCTCTTGATAGTGTCGGTAAACACAGACAGATGTTTATTGAGAAAGTAGAAGTTGAACATAAGGGCGAAGTAAATCTTATTGTCAACGGATTGAAGAGAATTTGAAAAAGGAAGAACATGCGTTAAATATCAAGATAGACTTCCAGCCGGTACAAGCCGAACTTTATGATGTTTATGAATTTGGTACGGCAACGAGGATCGGATTGGGAGGAAGCCGCGGAGGCACCAAAAGTCATACAGCAGACAGCGTAATGTTAATGAGACGTTATAAGTATCCAGGCACTAGCGGATTATTTATTATGAAAGTTTATCAAGATATGTTTGATATTCACATCAACCCGATGTTTGAACAATATCCGGGTTTAGAACAACATTTTAACAAACAATTTATGATTTTGAAATTGCCTAATTCTGGTGGTTCTTTCGTAAGGTTTCTCTCAGGTGATACATTAATGGAATTTAGAAAAAGAAAAGGAAGAGGGTTCGCGGATGTTATGGTAGATCAATCAGAACTTTTCACACAAGACGAGATAGAGTTTCTCTATACAATCAACCGTTCAGTTCACAAAGACATTACACCTAAAACATTGCTTTGCTTTAATCCGGGGAACATTGGGCATACATATAACAAAAGAGTTTTCTACGATAAAATTTACCAAGAGAATGAAGATCCAAAAGATTTCGGATTTGTACAAACATTTGGTTGGGATAATGCTTATTGGTGCCAAAAATCTCTTAATGCCGAGGGCAAATCTCTAGATGATTTTCACAAAATGAGTGGCGAAGATAGATTCCAATACTTTATAACGAAGAGCGAATACGGAAAGAATTTGAATCAATTACCGGACAGCAAAAGGAAAGCAGAGTTATTGGGGGATATGGATATATTTGAGGGAATGTTTTTCTCCGATTTCAGACGCAAACATCATGTGATAGAGAACTATGAACGCAAAAAAGAATTTAATTCTGTAGCTGGTCTAGATTATGGGAACACCACGGTATTAGAAGTCCTCCAATGTGATTATGAAGGGACGGTAGTAACTTGTGGGGAGGTCTATCTCGCCGACTTTGAAACTCCAGCCGAAAGAGCCAACGCAATAGCCGACTATCTCCTTTCAAACGAATTATATAAACTTGAAATAATTTATGACACTGATATGGAAATCTCGCAAATCTCAAATGTGGGCTATGATAAAACTCCGATAGCGATTTTTAGAGAAGTCTTCAAACAAAGGATGGGCGATAAAGCCCCTTCGATGGTGCTTGTCAATAAAACAAGTCTTGACAAAAAGAAAGGTTATAGAGCGGTTGTTAATGAAGCCGTAAAAGAATATCTGCATATTAACCAAGATAAAAGCAAAATATATTTTTCAAGTGAATGTAAGTTTTTGATAAGAGAGCTCACAGAAATGATTTATGACCCGTTAAACCCAGATGGGATGGACTTTCTGAACACTGGCCCGAACAAACCACACGCCTACGATGCTTTCAAGTATGCGCTTATGAGTATTTACCAACCGAGAAAACCTAAAGAAGATACCCGCCCAATCTGGCGCAAGAAATTAGATAAAAAACGAGAACTCAAAAAGAAAAGTATTATGGCTAAATGAGGTAAATTATGGCACTTAAATTTGACATATTCGACACAAGCAAAGTTGCTGAAGTAATACAAGTTTACAACCAAGTACAACCAACCTATAAACCGATCTTTGATGAAATGAATAAGAACTACAATATGATAGTTAGTTCTGCTCAATGGGATGCTGATATAAAGACCGAACTTGAAGAGAATGGAAGAACTGCCTTTGCTTATAATTTACTTTCAAATGTGATAAAACACATGAGTAGTTTAGAAGCTGGCAATCGAAAGAAAATAACTGCTTTGGGCAGAACGCTGGGTGATGTCAAAATGGCAGCAACAATATCCAAACTGTTGGATTGTTTGCTTTACAATCAAAAATTCGACTATCATCGGACAAGAGCTTTCATAGATGCTATTATTGCAAGAATCGGTTGGTTAAGAACTTGTTGGAGTTTTGAAGATGATTCTTTGGGTATGTTGGACCTCCAAAGTATTAACCCGATGCAAATAATGTTTGAAATGGGTTATTCTGATATTACACTAAGGAAAAGTAGTTTTGTACTATTTACGCCCGACTTATCATTAGATCAAATTATCAATCAGTACGGGCAGAAAGACAAGAAGCTATTACAAGAAATTCTCCGACAAGGCGACAACTATTTTGCTGCACAAACTCCAGAAGAAAAAAAGAAGTTTTTATCAACTACTTTAAGAACGCTATTAAACACTGCACAACAATTTTTTAATGTAGGTACTGCTGATCAGTCAAGCGACATTCTTAGAAACGAAATGTGGTATGACCCCTTCACTGGGAAATTCAAAACATTAGAACTACACGAAAGAAGAACCACACGGAGAATGATGTTATACGATCCCGCAGAAAATAAGAATATTGATATTACGGATAATGTTCTTTCAGAAGATAAACACACCGAAGATAATGAACTTATTCAACAGCAAATGACAAAGCACCCAGAAGCAAGTGAGCCAAGTTGGAAACCAAAGAAACAAATATGGATAACCACAGTAATACCAGCGTTGAATATTAAGGTTGCTGATGAACCCTATGCAATAAGAAGTAAGAATTTTATGTTTACTCCGGTATTTTGCTATGATTTCCATGCTGATATGAGACAAACTCAAAGTGTAATTGATGAACTTAGAGATCCGCAAAGCGACTACAATAAAACCCGCAGCACTCTTTTAGAAATGCTTGTAAGGTTTTCTTCTGTTGGTTATTTGGTTGAAGAGGGGGCTATTGATGGATTTGAGAACGATTATACCAACAAAGAAATAGGCACTTACAAAAGAGTTAAAACCGGATTTTTGGAAAAAGTTAAACCAGAAGAATACCCGCGAATACCACCAGAACTTTTCAGAAATGCTGAAGAGAGCAAGTATTTATTGGAATACATTTCCGGTACACCCAAAGCAGTAAGAGGATTGAGCGAAGGTAGTAATGAACCGGCAAAATTATTCAATGCCAAAAATGACGTAGCAGTACAACTCATCCAACATATTTACGATAATTTAGATCAGGCCATCCTACAGGTTGGCGAGAACATTATTCCGAATATTCAAAAGTTTATGACAATGCCGAGAGTGTTTAGAATTATAAATGATTTTGACAAGCCAGAATACTTAGAAGTAAACAAACCGGAAGTGATCATAGAACAAGGTAAAGTTGTAGAGAGAATTCTAAACGATGTAACGATTGGAGAATATGATATTGTGATCTCTAATGCACCGTACGGACCAACAGAAAGAGAAATGGAATTTGTCAAACT